TGAAGCAGTGCAGACCGTTGAGGACGTGACGCATGGCGGCTGGACGCTGGAGCGTGCATGAGTGCCGCGTTTGGGACCACGCTCGACGTCATTGTGGACCGCGTCCGCAGCGTCTGCGTGGGACTGGGTCTGACGGAATCAGCCGAGCCGTTCTCGTTCAAGCAGCAGCCCACGGGGGCGATTGACGGCTGCTTTCGGATCGTGGATCGCTCGCAGTCGGTGATTGGCGGGTTTCGGTTTCTCGAGGAGCGCACGGATCAAGTCGTGATCTGGGTGGCGAAGAAATACGCCGGCCAGCCCATGGAAGCGAAGCAGGTCCTCACGCGCCAGATGCACAGTCTGACGGTGGCAGTCACAGTAGACGGGGCCGTGACGAGCGGCGACTACAGCGTGCCCGATCAAGGTCGGGCGTATGAAATTCGCGCGGATCAGGGAGCGGAATACGCGGTGCTACAACTCACGCTCCCGGTCAATTACGAGACGATTCTGTCGTCTTAGAGGGTTCTGACGATGTCTGGAGTCACCGGCAAAATCATGGCGATGGCCGTCGCCAAGTGCAACACCTGGGGCACGCCCGCCTCCGTCACGAAGGGTGTGTACTTCAACGACGATGGCGGCCTACAGCTCAAACCAGCCTATGTCGATGACATCAGCTTCGGCCAGGCCTTCCTGGGACCCGCTGACGTCGGCGACATCGCCTCGCCCGATCTGACCTGGTCCACCCGGAACCGCTACGAGGACTCGGGCCAGTTGCTCATGAAGGCGGAGGTCATTGGATCGCCCAACGCGGCGGTCATCTCCACCTCGGCGACCGGACAGACGACCAGTTGGAAGCACGTCATCGATCTGGCGCCCAACATCGACGGGCTGGCCATCACGGCGGCGATTGATCGCTTCCTCTACGTGGACGAAGTCATCTCCGCGAAGGTCTATGGCTTCTCCGTCACCAACGGCGATGGCGGGGTCATGGATCTCAGCTTCAAAGTGATGGGAGCCAAGTCCACCAACACCTCGACGACGAATACTCGATCGACGGTGAACGGATCGACGTTCCCCGCGCTCCGAGCCAACCGGATCTTCCGGAAGCATGGCGTCCTGCGCATGAACGCCAACACCGCAGGCTCTCTCCTCGCGGCGGATGCGATCCAGATCGCGGAGTCGGCCAGCTTCGAAGTGGTGCGTCCGCAGGATGCGCCGAACGTCTACGGGCAGGACTACGTCATTGAACCAGCCGACAACGGCTTCCCGACGTTTACGTTCAACGTCACGTACTCACGCATGACGACCACCAGCGCGAACTCGCTCTTTACGGCGCTCAGCAGCGCGGGTCCCATGAAGGCGGACTGGGTCTTCTCCGGCGCGTTCATCAATTCCACGGATCGCTGGACGGAGATGTATCAATTCCCGTATCTCGAACTGCAGGACTTCAAGACGCCAACGCAGGGCGCGCAGCAGGTCAAGCCGCAGGCGCAGTTTATGGCGAAGTTCGCGCCGACCTCGCCGAATGGCATGCCGTTCATCAACCCGTTCCGGTTGACGCTCACGTTGCAGAACTCGATCGCGGCGTTCTAGACGCACGCGACAAAGGGTGGAATATTCATGGCCGTCGTACTGCAGAATCCGTCCGACACCTGGACGGTGAAAGATAGCGAGATCATCGCGGATGGCGACAAGGACACCACGTATACGCTCCGGGCGTTGACGAAGACGAAGTATCGCGAGGTCATTCGCCGGCATACGCGGAAGGTGCCGAACAAGGCCACGCGCGCCATGGAGGAGCAGACCGACCACGAGGCGGTGTCCGATGAACTCCTCGACTATGCCCTGGTGGACTGGTCCGGTGTCGTGGCGGGTGGCGTGCCCGCGCCCTGCACCACAGAGAACAAAAACGTCCTGGATCCACGCCGGCAGAGCGCGATTCTCGATGCGGCTGGGCTGAATCAGATTCAGGAGGCGCCGGCCCAGAAGGCGGAATCGTTTCGTCAATCTGCGCACGTGGTGTGACGACTGGCTGCGCCTGAAAGACGAGCCGTGTTGTCAGCACGCTGACGACGAGACGATCGAGCAGGACAGTGAGGAGTTCAATTGCGAGACCTGCCCGGTCATGGACGCCATGAACGATCTCTGGCCGGAGAATATGGCCGCCTGGACGTTGTTCCATCAAGTCGCGTGTCGATTTAGTGTGGACTTCCACGCCACCCCGCCCATGCTGGCGGCCGTGCTCCGAGAATGTGACGCCGAGGAGAGCCTGGAACTCCTCCAACGCCTATCCGTGATCTACGACACCGTGTATCCACCGCCGCCGAAGAAGACGAACTGACGCCATGGCCGTTGAACTGTTGCAATACAAGATCGAACTCGACGCTGTGGAGGCGAGAAATACCGCCGCCGCGTTAGAGAACGATCTGCAGGCGCAACAGCAGATCGCGAAGCAGGTTGGCGAGCAGTTCGACGCGGCGACGAAGCGTATCGATGCGGGGTTCAAGGCTGCGGAAAAGTCGGTCGCGAGCTTCGAGAAGGCGCAGGCGCAGGCCCAGCAGAGCGCACAGAAAGAAGCCGAAAAAACAACCGGCGTGTTGACGAAGCTCGCCGGCGTCTTGACGGCCGGGGCCTTTCTCGCCGCCATCAAGTCTGCGGCAGACTATGCCGATCGCCTAGGTGAATTGAGCCAACAGACGGGAATGGGAGTGGTCGCCCTCCAGAAATTCGATGCGGCGGCGCGCTTGAATGGATCGAATTTGGAGGCCGTGGCCACGGCCGCGGGATTATTCCAGGACCGATTGGCTGGTGGTGATAAGTCGGTGATTAGTGCGGTCGCGAAGCTCGGCCTGAGCCTCGATAGCCTGCGGCAATTGAGTCCTGATGAGCAGATGCGTGCGCTCGCGGAAGCCGTGACTGGCATCGCCGATCCCACGCTTAAAGCCAATATTGCGACGGACCTGTTCGGCCGCAGCGGGCGGGCGTTGATTCCCACGTTAGCCGATATTGCGGCGCGCTACGACCAATTACCGGCGATGTCGAAGGATGTCGTGGATGCGACGGGGTCGCTCGCTGATGAGTGGGACTCCCTGACGCATACCGGTCAGGTCTTGATGGTGCAGGCCCTGGCCCCGCTGGTCAAGGCGTTCGGAGATCAGCAGGGCGCCATCCTGAATCTCACGAACGTCATGCCCTCGCTGCAGCAGGGATTCGAGACGTATGTCGTGCTGTCGGCGCTGAAGGCCGCGAAGGCCCTCATCGATTTCGGCATTCATATCGGCGAACTCGAAGCCTACATTCCTGGCTTGAGCACGGTGCTGGGCACGACCTCCGGCAACATGCAAAAGATGCGGGAGGACAGCCAGTATTTGTCCGACACCATCAAGGGCATGCAGCAGCCGGTACAACAGGCCACGGCCGACACCCAGAAGCATGGGATAGCCCTGCTGGGAGCGGCGGCTCCAGCCAAATCGCTGGCGGAGCAACTCGCGGCGACGAAAGCCGAAGTCTCGCACCTGACGGATGAGCAGAGGACGAACATCCAAGCCGGCATGGCGATGGGCGACAACGTCAAGGACATCGCGAAGTCGGTCGGGGTGTCCGAGGCAGCCGTCAAGATGTACGAAGGGACGGTTAAGGAGAATACGAAGAGCCATGGCGATCTAACGGTCGCCCTCGACAAGACGCGCGAGGCGCTAGGCAACCTGACCGGCAAGCAGATCGCGCAGATCGAATCCGGCCTCGCGTTGCATGACAACCTCAAGGACATCGCCCGTGCCGCCGGGACCACCGTCGACGTGGTGAAGCTCTATGACTCGAACCTCAAAGACGCGACGACCGCCCAGCGTGAGTACGCCGCAGAGGTAAAGAAGACCGAACAGTTCCAGCACGAACTGGATATGTCGCTCAAGTCGAGCATCGATCAGATGCATGCCTACAATGCGGCGCAGTTGAAAGAGGCCGAAGAAGGCGCGAAACGCTTCGACGAGCAGATCAAGGGCACCTTCGACGCGATGGTGGCTGCCAACAAATCGGCCGACGACAACATCCGTCAGGTGACGATGTCGTCACTCGACTACCAGGTCGATCAGATCAAGCGCGGGGCTGATGCGAAGAAGCAGATGTACGCCGATGACTCGGCGCTGGCGGCGAAGGCGCGCGAGGCCATCGATCGGGAAGCGGATACGGCCATCGCGGCGTTGCAGCGTCAGCATGATCCGTTGATCAATCTATTCAAAGACATTCGCGATCAGTTCGTGAATTTCGGCAAGACGGTCAACGACAATGTCGCGGCCATGCTCACTGGGGCGGAGTCCTTCGGGGATGGCTTCACGAATATCTGGCATGCGCTCCGTGATACGGCGACGTCGATCTTGGCCGATATCCTCGCCTATTACGAGAAGGTGTTCCTCGTCCGCATGCTGACGGGCATGTCGAGCGGTGGCGGTGGCTGGACGCAGGCCCTCGCGGGGGCGGCGTTGTCCGGTGCGGGCGGGACTGGTGGCGGTGGCGGTGGCGGAGTCGGTGCCGTGAACTTAGCGAGCATTGGCGTTGGTGGTTCTGGGCTGAGTGCGGCGGCGATTGGGACTGGTGCGGCCTATGCGGGGTCGTCGATCGCGGGTGGCGTCGTCGGCTACAAAGTAGGCCGCGCGACAGGTTCGACAGCTAAGGGCGCACTTGCTGGCGCGGGAACCGGGGCCTTGTATGGTTCGGTGGTCCCTGGCGGAGGGACGGCTATCGGTGCGGCAGTGGGGGCCATTATGGGGGCTTGGGGAGCCCATAAAGCGAACGAAGCCGCCCGCAACGAGATGGTCGACATCCGTGGCCAGATCAAAGAGCAGTTCGGTAGTCTCGATGCGGCTAGGGCCGCGGCTCAAGCCGTGGGCGTTGATCTCGACAAGGCCTTTGGGAACATCGGACGCGGTGTATCCGGAGTGAAGGAATTCAATCAGGTCATCGGTGACTTCGAAAAGAAGTGGAACGACCTTGACGGCGCGCTGAAGCACTACGGCCTGACGATCGAACAAGTCAAGGAGATGGGGAAGTCCGCGCAAGACCAGATGGCGGACAACGCCAAGACGCTGACGGACTACTATGCCGCGCTCACCGGGGCCGGCATGGATCCCGATGCCGCGTTGAAGATGATGGCCGGGGACTTCAACGCGCTCTTGGCGCAGGCGATCGATACCGGCGCGAAATTGCCGGCCACGATGGAGCCGTTCCTCCAGAAGATGAACGAAATGGGGCTGCTCACCGATGCGAATCGGGACAAGCTCTTGGGACTCGCCAGCGGCAGCACGGTCGATATGCAGGCGATGACGGACGTGGCGCAGCGCTACGGCCTCTCGCTGGAATCACTCGGCGACAAGTTCAACGCGGCGAAGCTGACCGAGGATGCCCGACAGGTCGCCAAAGACTTCAAGGTCCTGCAGGATGGCGGGGCCGATATCGGCGCCGTGCTCGAAGGTATGAAGCCGAAGTTCCAGGACCTCGTGTCCGCCAGCATGAAGCTGGGCACTGAGCTGCCGGCGGAGCTTGAGGACCCCATCGCCTATCTGATCCAGATGGGCATGCTGACGGATCAGAACGGCGTCAAGCTGACCGACTTGGGCCAGTTGAAGTTTGGCAAGTCGATGGCTGACGAATTCCAGCCCGTGACGGACGCGATTCATCAGTTGATCGACGTGCTCTCCGGGAAATCCCAGAACAGCATCACCGGCGCCTTACAGGCTGGGATCGACCAGATGGGCGACATCGCGAAACGGAGCACGATCCGTGTCCCCGTCTCGCTCGACATGCCGGACATTCCCGATATCGGCTATCACCCACAAGGTACGAGCGTCGAGGGTGCAGCCCGCGGTGGCTACGTGACCGATCTCGGCGTGCAGTATCTGGCGCGCGGCGGCGTGACGATGGGTCGCGTGCTGGGCTTCCGGCCGCGGGGCACCGATACCGTGCCGGCCATGTTGACGCCCGGGGAAGGCGTGCTCTCGCGTCGAGGCATGTCGGCGCTCGGGGCCTTGAACCGTGGCGAGTCAGTCGGATCGATTCACATCGAGAAGGGCGCGATCATCGTCAACGGCGCCGACGATCCGGAAGCGACGGCGGAAGCCATCATGCGGAAGCTGCGCGATCGGAAGAAATACGGCCGGAGGGCGGGCTAGATGGCCATCGCCATCGATACGGCGACGGATGGCAGCCTGGTCAATCCGGGTACGTCTCTGACGTGGTCGCATACCGTCACCGGGAGTAACCCGATCCTGCATGTCGCGGTCTTTGGCGACCTCGTGAGTGGAGACGCGACCGGCGTCAAGATCACGGGGGTGACGTACAACGCTGTGGCGATGACGCTCGTCGGGAAGATTGCCGAGGAGAACGGCGTCACCCCCGCCAATGACCGCTGGGTCTACCTCTTTGAACTCGTCGGGCCGGCCACGGGCGCGCATAACGTCGTGGTGAGCGCATCAGCCTCCATCGCGATCGCGGGACAGTCGGTCTCGCATACGGGGGCCAAGCAGAGCGGCCAGCCCGAGGCGTCCACGACGAACTCGGCGACGGGGACCTCCAGCATCACGACCAGTGTGACCACCATCGCGGATGGCTCATGGACTGTGTTGGCTATTCGGACGTCGGGCGGCACGGTGTCGGCTGGGTCTGGATCCACAGTCCGCGTCACGAATGCGAACGGGCTCTCGCTGGCGGACTCTGGCGGGCCGAAGACTCCAGCTGGTTCGTACAGCATGGCGGTGACGACGGCGGGCAGTACGACGTTCGGCGTTGTCATGGCCTCGTTCTCGCCGTTGACCGCGCCTGTGTTCGATACCGCCAGGAGCAATGTTGCGCACAGCGGGAACGTGCATAGCGGCGACTTCGTCCAGTCCTTCGCGATCACCGTGGCAGGCACGGATCGTACCACCAAGATGTGGTCAGATGAGGGGACGATCACCGACATTCTCGGCAGTGAGCCCAGTCAATTCCAAGGCAAAGCGCGCGGGTTTCCCCTCACCGAAGGTAGTGAAGTCAAGATCTTCAACGGCGGTATCGACGTCGGCGTGCCCTACTTCTGCGGTCATGTGGTCACGTCGGCGCCGGCATCACAGCGCAAGGCCGATCAAGTCGCCTATGACTTCACGGCTCGAGACTATACGTGGTTCATGGACCAGCACAGTCGGGTGACGGGCTACTACGAGAACATCGGGGTCAATACGCTCGTGCGACAGTTGCTCGCCTCCTTCGCGCCATCTGGGTTCTTTGGTGGGTACTTGCCATCCACACTGGGCACCGTCACCGCGATCAGCTTCGAGAATGAACTGCTCAGCGTCGCTATCACGCGCATCGCTGATCAAGTGTCCGGTGGGGCGTTCTGGAGTTGCGAGTACGACAAGACCGTGTCGATGTGGCTGGCGAGTGAAGACAATCCGCGCTGGGCCGGGACGGCGTTGACCGTCACCGATACGACCGACCAGCGGAAGATTACCTACAGCGTGGATCTGACTCAGGTGCGGACGCGGGTGATCTGGGAAGGCGGTGGGGGACAAACCACGAGTCTCGTGGGCGCAGGCGCTAGCACGATCCCGGTCAACGAGATCGGCTGGTACGGCAGCAGCGGCGGCACGGTTCGCGGTGGGACATCCATCATTACGTACACGGGCGTGTCGGCCTCATCGGGCCCTGGCAACATCACGGGATGTTCCGGCATCACCCGCGACATTGCGCAGGGGGAATCGGTCTACGTACGCGCACAAGCCGACGACAGCGCGGCACAAACAGCACTGGCTGCTCTGATGGGCGGTGACGGGATCGCGGTGGCGTTCGACAGCGACAATCGGTTGAGCCTTTCGGAATGCACCAATCGCGCAGCGGCGGATCTGGCGTCACTCTCGACGGCGGTCCGTAATATCAGCTACTTCATCGACGATGGGGTGAATGTGGTCAGTGGGCGTCCCGTGAGCATCAACATTACGAAGCCAGCGACGGTGGTCGCGACGTTGCGTGTGCAGCAGGTGGTGACGACGAAACGATCGAAAGTCGTCGGGACGACCATCGGGCTCGAACGGCAGGTCACGGCCTCACCGACACGGGTCAATCTGGCCGACCTGCTCCTGGGGGTTGCGTAGATGGCCGCGACGACGATCGGGCGCAGTACGCTCACTGACGGTTCAGCGGGGACCGTGTTGAACAATGCGCTGTGGCAATCCTCGATCTACGACAAGGTCGATGCGGTGCTCGCCGCGGCGATTACGTTCGGCTCTACAGTCTCGGCGGAAGGATTCGGCACGCACAATTTCACGGCTGGCGGCTCGGGCGGCAACATCTTCAAGCTGAAGAACTCGTCAGCAGGTACGACGAATTTCGCGCAGGTCCAGTTAGACAACGACAGCGGGAATATCGGCGCGTTCCTGGCCACGTCGAGTACCTACACCACCGTCAGTGAGATCGTGGCGAGCGCGTTGGCGATCCGGTCGGCGGGATCGGGTGGGTTGATTCTGTCGAATACCAACGCCTCTGGCACGATCAAGATGTACGCGAACAACTCGCTGAGCCAAGAAGCGGCGCGTGTCTCGGTGCAGTCGAACATGCCCACCATCTCGGTGCCGGGGAATGTGCTGGGCTCGCGCATCATCCTCTCTGATGGGTCCTCATCGGATTCGATCGCGGTGATGATGTCGGGCGAACCTGGCATCTCTGTGAGCAATGCCATCTTCGGGATGAACTACTACGGCGTCACGACCGGCGGCAGTGCGCGGCGCAATACCAGCATCGGCGGGAGCTTCATGCGCTTCGGGGCCGCGACCTGGGAACTGGACTCGATCAACGCCAGCGGCACCATCTCCACACGGTTGTCGATGGACTCCAGCGGCAACTTCACGTTGGGTGGGACATTGACCGCCGGAGATATCGCCTTTCGGAATGGGTTCGCATTCACGGAGCATGACAAGGTTGGCATAGGCGAGCCGGGAATGGCGCTAGTTAGCCCTGCCGGTGACGTGGTGGCGTTCTTCGACCAGCGAGGCGGCGCGCACTTTCGCGCCATCGGTGGCGACCTTGACGATCTTGGGTGGCGTCGGACCACGGCTGAGGAAAGGGCGGCGGCGTGAGTGCCAGCGTGGACCCCTTCAAGTTCTCGCGGGCCGACCTCGCGGCGTATACCGCAGCGTCTACCCACAACGACGAGACGATCACGGCGCCGTACACGCGAGTCGGGGCCTCGAGCGGGACGGCCACGTTGACGGGCATGGCCACGCCAGCCAGCGGGCAATTCCGCATTCTGGGCTGGTTGCGGACCGGTACGGTGACGTTGTCGCATAACGCGACATCAACGACCACGAATCGGTTTCTGTTCAACGGCAACGTGGACTCCACGCTGGGAACGGGTGGCGCCAAAGGCAAGATGTTTGTCTATGACTCGGTGAATGCGCGCTGGCGAGGGGTCTCATGAGCCTGACCCTCGGCACGTTCATGGCGTTTCCGGCTACGCCGACCAGTGTGGGACTGGACGGCCGCACCGTCATCGATCCAGGGTCGGCGTCGATTGTGCGGGTGACGGCCAACGCGGACGCCGCGAACAGTTACCTGTGCGGGATTAAGGGCGGCGTAGATGGCCGGGTCTTAGTGCTGATGAATGCCTCCGGGGCGAGCATGAAGGTGGCGCACGACTATGACGCCGAAGCGACCGTGGCCGATCAGACGGAACGGATCCGGATCGAGAGTGGCGCCTACACGATCGGTGACAACGGGGCGAAGCTCCTGATCTATATCGGGACTGGGTATTGGCAGATGGTGGGAGCCTAACGCGTGAGTCAGAAGTTCGGATCCACCTTCGTCCTGGAATCGAGGCTGCTGCTCTTCAGCGGGCCGGCGACCTTGACGTTGACGAACACCGATGCAGTGGTGCGGCTGGCAGGGTTCACGACCTCCGATGATCTGATCGGCATGACTGGCGGTGTAGACGGGCGGATCATGTTTATCGTGTGTGGGTCCCGCACCATTCCGATGGACATTGTTGGAGAGTCCCTCTCGGCCGCGGCCGCCGACCGGTTCGCCGACAGTCACACGATCGACCCCGATACGGCGGGCGGGTTCATCTATGACGGCGCCATTAGTCGCTGGACGAAGTTCTTATGATGGATCGGGCTGATTACTGGCAGATACGGGCGCTCAATGAACAGGCGCGTCGTGAGAACATGGAGGGAGACCTCGCACGACTCAGGGCGTTGGTGGAATCCAATAAGACGAGCGCACGTCTGTCTGCGCTCTTTGCGAGGTTGAAGGCCGATGGTGTGATTGACATGACCGAAGGCGACTGGCGTCCGGATGACGCCAGCGAGCAGTTCGTTCGGATGGAGCAGACATAGGGTCAAGGGGCATGACGCATGTCGATCCAGATCGGGGCCGGGGAAGCCATCACGCTGCTGCTGGCCGGGATCGCGACGGTTGTCTGGCTAGTGCGGCTCGAGGGCAAAGTCAAGGAAACACAAGCCGAGCGGAAGTCGGATGTTGAGGTTATCAATGTCAAGTTGGGACACCTCCAGCAAGAACTCGCCGAATACAAGCGAGATAACGGCGAACGTGTCCGAGATTTGGTCCGCATTGTCGGGCGTTCCAAAGTCTTCGAAGACTCGGATTCTCAGTGAGGGCACCATGCAGCCAGTACCGATTGTGGTGGTGGATGATGACCCCTCAGATCGTCGGGTGATTCGCACGCAGATCGAGGACCTGGTGGATAACCCGATCACCTACCTCTCGCGTGGGGAAGAACTGTTGATGCGGCTCCATACCGGACAGATTGAGCGTCCGGGGCTGATTCTGATCGACCTCGTCTTACCGGGGATGTCGGGCTTCGAGTTGATCAAAGAGATCCGCGAGCATCACAAGTATCTGGATCGGACGCAACTCGTGGTGCTGTCACGGGCTGAAGACAAAGAATCTGAGAACACGGCGCGGATGTTGGGCGCGGCAGGCTATATCATCAAGCCCATCACGATCTTTTCCTTCATGCACGTCGTCCGCAACATGAAGCCGCGGCGATTCCGGTTGGAGATTCACGATCGAGGACCGGAGCACTAAAGCGTTAACAGGTGGCAGGGTGCGAAACCGCGTAACCGTATCGTATGACCGCCGAATGCCACCACCTTATTGCGATGAACAAGCTCGAAGGCGTCCACCCGGAACTGATCGACAAGGTGCATCGCATCCTGATGGCCATGTCCTCGCTCGGTCACCCGATGGTAGTCACCGATGGCGTGAGGACCGCGGAGGAACAGCACGCCCTCTACGAACAAGGTCGGACGAAGCCCGGAAAGATCGTGACGAATGCGGACGGCTATGCGAAGAAGTCGAATCACCAGCCGCACGAAGACGGCCTGGGTCACGCAGTTGATCTCGCGTTTGTGGATGCGAACGGGCGTCCGACGTGGGACGACAAGATGCCATGGGCGGCCTATGGCGCGTGTGCCTCGGCGGTGGGACTCACATGGGGCGGATCGTGGACCATGGTCGATCGCCCGCATATCGAATTGATTGGATGACGAGGATGGCGCGTGGTGATGTGGTTCACGGTCCCAATGGCGAAGAACTCGTGATCTACTGGGATGGCGGGCACGACAGTCCATCTTTGATCGGGCCACGCACACAGTACGCGCAACAGCTCTACGTGAATGGCGAGGTTGATGGACGGCCTTTCCGGCGAGGCGCTGGGGCCGAACGGTTGGTATATCGGCGGCGTCACGGGGCAGAGAAGTGAGGGATGAGATGAGACAGCGATTGGTGATCATGTTGCTCGTGCTGGGGCTCGCGGCCCGCGCGCAGGCGCAGACGACGCCGGCAGGCCTCATTGATCCCAGCAAGATCACCTGTGTCGGCACGTTTCGCATCTCCGTGCCGCAGGGTTCCGTCGCGGATTTTTCCCGCGGGATGACTGCCATGACCTATCGCTATGTGCCGGGCGATACGCGTCGACACTATTACGTCCTCGCGGGGAGTGGGCACGTCCTCGAATCCGTGGAACCCACCACGCTCGCCGCCTGCACCGCGGCGGTCAACACGACGCCGTTTACCCAGGCCGCGGCCTGGGGCTGGGGAGGTCCTGACGGGAGTGCGAACGGATCCGACTGGGGCGCCTTCCCGATCGCTAGCACCAGCGCGTGTGCCACCGGTAATTACACGGACTTCCTGCCGGGGGACTGCTGGGCAGTCAAGCCCGGCGGCCTCAAATGGGACGACGCGAATGGCCTCCTCGTCGAAACGTGGTTTCCCATCTACAACGGCTTTGATACGTGGGGGAAAAACGGATTCGGGGCGGCGACGTTGAACAACACGGCCCACACGCTAGCCTTGACGGGGTGCTGGGCGGCGAACCCCGCCACGTATCAGCAGATCACCGGCGGCGGGCTGTTGATTCCGCCCGCGTCGTGGGTCACCGCGAATCAGGCGCGCTTGCCGGCGAGTGCCAAGGGCTATTGGTTGCTGGGACTCGGGGGCGCGACGGGTACCGTGGAAATTACGAGCAATGGCCCGTCGCTGCAACTCGTGCCGGTCCCCTCGGGTAATGCCTGCACGAACGGCACGACCACGCCGTTTCTCACGCCGGCTGGCACCGTGCTCGCACGGTTTGCTGCGAACGCGCTCGGTCCGACGTGTGGTGGTGGGTTACTGGGATGTTCTACCAGCGCGAATCCTCCTACGCATCCCTTTCCGGCGAAGCTCGCCTATACGGGCTACAGCCAAACGTTTTCCCCGTACTGGTGGGATCCCTATGGTGGACACGGCTGGTTCTGGGGCAGCGGTACGTCCTGGGGCATGGACTGGTATGACGACGGCGTGGTCCGTGGCGTCGTGGTCCCCTATCGCATCGTGTCTGGCTGGGCGACGGGGACGATCGCGGTCACACCGGCGCCCTCCTACAACGCTGCCACCGGCACGGGGAGCTTCTCGACGACCAGTGCCGTAGATACGCATGACGGCGCCGTGCCGCACGTTGATGACGTGATGTGGGCGCAAACGTGCGCACCGTCGGTGCCGGGGTGTGATACGGCGAACGCCCGCGACTGGACGTGGATGACGATCACGGGGGTCAGTACGCCCACGGCAGGCACGACGACGTATACGTATGCGGTCGGAGGCCTGGATTTCAGCACGGGTAACCATGTGCCGGTGCCTGGGATGCGGTGGTGGTTCGGCCCCTTTTACGGCCACGGCGCCACCGGCGGCTTCTTTCCGCGCGCGACGTTCCGGTTGCAGATCATCGATCCAAACGAATACACAAAGGTGCTCAACGGCACCTATGCGACGCCCGATCTCCCGACGTATTACGCCGACGTGGACGCGAGCGCCTTGATGCCGTCGTTCGGTAGTCCGGCGACAGGGCGCGGCGTCGCACAGAATGGCGGTGGGGGAAACTCCTACACAGGGCCGTCCTGGTCTGGCGCGGATCCCGCACATCAGCAGTTCTTGACGACCGTGAGCTTCACCGACTGCACGGGCGGGCCGAATTACAGCACGTGCGGGCAAATCTACGTGTGGAAGATCGGACATTCCACATCCACCACCATGCCGGCTCCGCGGCCCGCAACCGTTCCGCCGGTCGTCACGCAGTGAAGGAGATCAACCGTGAAGCGATTGGTTTGTCTGTTGATTGTTCTGGGGATCACGGCGACCGCGCAGGCGCAGACCTGCCCAGCGGCGCCGAGCGGCACGGTGGTGTCGCCGACGCAACTCTGTTTCGTCGCGAGTCCCGATCATGACGCGCTGGATCTTGGCACGCCGGTCGTCAGCGGCTACACCCTCGGATACTGCGTCAAGGGCAGCGATGCGGCGACGTGCACACCAGTGCAGTCGCAGAGTCTGGGTAAGCCCAGTTACGCCGGGCCCAACAAGATCATCGTCGTCAACAAGTCGTCGCTCCCGACGCTCTTTGCGACGCCCATCGGGCAGGAGTACATCACGGTGCTGACGGTCAACGGCGAAGATGCCGGGTTGTTTGCGAGGTACCCGGCTGGCAACCCTTTTGGGCAGCCCAGCCACCAGGCACCGCGGCCGGCTGCCGTACCGCCGGTGGCAACGCCCTAGGGCCTGATCACTATGCGCGCATCACGATCGTCGATCCCTGGCCGAGGGTCGTGCACCAGGGTGACCGAGTCACGATCCTGGTGCGAGTCACGCCGCCGGTTCTCAGCACGGCCGGCACGGCGATTACGCGGGTGAGCGTGTACCCGAAGAGCACGCCGCCGCCGACGAGCCCGTGGACGATCACCGGCAGCGGCTTGCAGTACTTGCTGGGCATGTTGGCGCAGCCGACGAAGCTCGGTGCCGACGTGTGGATGGCCGAGATCGAAACGACGGAAGGCTGCCTGGATCGGACTGCGGCGACGAGGGCCTTTCAGGTGACGCGGTGAGATTTTTCTGGATCACCAAAGAATGAGCGTCACTTAAGTTTGGGGGTCGATATCGCGCGCTCGATGTGAATCCCTATTGGATCATGACGACTAAATATTGGTGGATTGCCATTCCGTTCTCGGGACGGGTATGGCTGATCTAGGCTGACAGCCAGAGCGAAGCGGTGATCGAGGCGTTCAAGTTGCATGGAATCGTGATGCGAGAGGCGCAATGAGCACCAAGGTCTACGAATTCGGGCCGGAAGGCGATGTGCAGGCGGTGAGTCCCGACGGCCAGAAGGTGGCGTTTGGGAACACGACGCTACAGGTCGTACACGTCCCGAACCCGTCCGCGATCTGGCCGCTCGGGTCAGGGCGTGCGCCGCGGTTTCTCGACGAAGAGCGCGTCACGTGGATTCAGCCGATCACGAATACCACCGCGCAGCGATTCATCGGTGATCTGCGCGCGTTTGTTCCCGTGCCAACCAAGGACAATCCGTCGCTCGTGGCGGGGAACGAATTCGAAGCCTCTGGCGGGTATTGGGCGAGCGCCTTGCTCGATGGCACCCCACCGCGCCGTATTGCCTACGACAACCGGGTCCTGGCGACGGGCTGTTCCAGTTGCCGCATGGCTGGCCGCTATCTCCTGACGGTCCGCGACGATGTGACGTTCGAAGTCTACGAAGACGGCATCTTGCGGTGGAGCACACCCAAGCCGGCCGGCGCGAACGAGTTTCAGGTATCGAGTTGGGGCTGGATCACCTGGGGCTACTACGGCCCGTCATGGCTGATCACCCCAGACGGTAAGCAGCACAACCTATCGGTCGTGCCATGGGGGCAAGAAGGCCCCGCGCGACTGGTGCATCTGCCGGACGGATCAACGTGGGCGTGGACCGCCAGCAACAACCGGATCGGTGAGGCGCAAGTCTACGGGCGCCCGCTGGTTTCACGAGACGGCCAGTGGGTCTCTGATCCGCAGTGCATCATCCTGCCTGAATTCCCAGCGACCTCGCTGCTGGTTGGCTGGTGGGAGGACCGTGCCAGCTTCACCGTCGCCGGGTCGGCGAATTTGGGCCACGAGACTCCGGGGCAAATCCATGTCGTGCCGGTGACGATGGCGCGGGCTGCTGTGCCTGACCCGGGACCAACGACGCTGCCTGATATCCCATGGCGATCGGATCCGTTGGCGACGCCATTCGACGTCGAGTCGCTCCTGATCGGGAGTTCAACCGCGAAGGCGCAGGTCGGTGCATCGGGAGTGCTGTGGTATCGCAAGAACGATCCGGTGCAAGGCGATCCCTGGGGCGCATGGCTCGATATCGACGCTGCTGGCAATGTGGGTCTGCTCGCTGACAGCAGCACGGGACAGGCGATGCCGGACGGCCGGATCAACTGGATGTATTTCGATGGGCCACGTCTCTGGATGCCATTGAAAGGCGCATCGGGCTGGAGCGCCGAATACGACACCGACTTCGTCTGGCGGGATGGCGCGCGCACACATGAGCACGTCCGCGTGATGATGGAGAGCGGCTACGGGCGATACGGCGGTGTCGAGGTGTTCTACCGACATACCTACGATCCGCGCCATCCTGATCCCTTGAAGCCGCGCAAGGCTGGACTCCTGGAGCGCAGCCTCTACAGCCGCGTGAAGGAAGAGCGCTTCGAGGAGTATCGGGACGATGATCACGGCGTGCCGCAGCTCGTGCGGGCGGTGCAGCCAGTGCCGTCCACAGGTAAGGAAGCCTTCGTCGGAGCGCCCAGGCCGCAGCCCTACGGGTCTATCGGCGGGCAGGTCGTCGCTAAGCCCACGATCACGATCCGGGACTACTGGCCGCGGGAAGGTAAGGCACCGCTTGAATGGCAGGCGACGGCAGTGACAACCGGCAAGATCAGCTCGATCGTCTGGCGCTATCGGAAGCAGGGAGCCAAGTCGTGGACGCTCAAAAGCGATGATGAGCACACCACCATTACCTTCACCTCGCCGGGAGTCTGGGAAATAGGTGTGGATGCGTTTGGTCCGGGCGGCAGTGACGGCACGGTAACGCCGAGACTAATTGTGGTGACCGCATGAAAAGGACGCCGTTGGATCCGAGACGCAAGAAGCTGATCGAGGCCATCGCGGCGCTTCCCGTCGAAGCCTTTGGGTATGTCGTGGCTTGGGCCAGTGGTGTGAAATTACAGTTCCCTGATGGACTCGGTGGCTTCTCAGATGAGAGTCGCGCGAGCATCGATAGGTTGCGGGCCGAAGCGAAGGCCTTCATGGATACGACCAAGTAGACGCATTGAACGACGTTCCCCCTGGATCGGCCTCATGAACCGATCGACGCAGGGCTGAGGTCCAGCCCGGGGGAATTTACAAGGACCGCACAGACAGGACCGCTGTGGATTGCGCCTTTGAGGCGTGAGCCAAGCGGTCTTTTGTTTTGCGGTAGGAGAGCAGACAGATGGTGTATTCGAATCGGCCGATCGGCAAGGACATTACGGGATTCCTGCCCGGATCGCTGAATCAGGTAGACGGCAACCGCTATACGGTCAGCACGCCGGACGGCTCGGTGCTGTCGGTGCAGCCGAATGGCGACTACCAGACGCGCGCGTCCGGTACAGCGGGGGAGTATGAGACCGGCGAACGCGACGGCAACCTGCTGATCTTCACGCCTGGCGGGAACGTCTGGCCCGTGATCATCGGAGGTCAGTAGTGAAGGCTGCGGATCTGTTCCTGCTGCTCGCCGGTCGAGGCAGTAGTGCGTCGATAGTGTCGGGGCCTGCTATCAAGGGCTTCGTACGTCGCGAGGGCAAGCTGTTCGTGGACGACGGGGGGGTGTTCCGGCCGCTGTTCTTTTCGGCGCTGTCGATCCTCGGCGCCAACAAGCCACGCGAGGCGTTCCTGGACTGGGGCCGCAAGAAGGGCTTCAACGGCTTTCGCGTGTTCGCCGGCAATCTGACGTTCGATGGGGCCAGTGCGTCAGAGGCCCGCGCAGCCTTACCGAGCGTGCTAGACATGGGCAAATCGCGTGGCCTGCGATGCGAGGTCACCGCCTGCACCGATACCGCCAACATGTCGAAAGACGAGATTCGCCAGCATGTCGAGATGGTGGCGGCCATCTGCGCAGGACGTTCTGAAGTCTTCGGGCTTGAGCTGGGGAACGAGTTGTATCACCCAACCCAGAATCCGGCGCTGACCGATGCGAACTTCCTCGCCGAGCTGAGGGCTATCGCGCGTGGCGCTGGGTATACCGGCTTGATTGCCTACGGGGCCGCCCAAGACGACGAATCGACCATGTTCGGCGGTGGCGACTACGTGACCGTCCATCTCGATCGCGGACGGGACATATGGAACCAAGTCCGTCGCGTGCGCGAGATGCAGGCGGTTGCCGATGCGACGGGGAAGGCCGTCGTCAACAATGAACCCATCGGCGCAGCGGAGCCTGGGACGCCCGGGCAACGGCTCAACGATCCGGCCGCATTCCTCTGCTTGGGCGCACTCTCGCGACTGTTCGAGGTAGGCGCCATCTATCACTTCGAAGATGGCCTGCACATCAACTACCCAGTCGGCCCAACACAGGATGCGAGCGCGGATGCCTTCGTGCATGGCTTTACGACGATGGATGGCTATTTGCACGGACGTCGGAGTAGCTACCAGAACAGCAACGGACATGGAGGCTGGGCCTCGTCACCCGTGCAGAACTTCGATGAAGGACGAGCCGTGCGGGCGTACGCCGGCATCAACGGATCGAACGGCGGCGTGGTGATCGTCGGCGGCGACGATCCCGGCATCGTGAGTATCGGCGCGGGTTGGCGGCTGACCGGGGAGAGCTATGGGCTACCGGGTTGCCGCGTCTTGGAAATCGTTCACTGAGAGGAGACCGCGATGTCTTTAGTGGGGCTACTCATCACCATCTTAATCTTAGGGCTGATCTATTGGGCCGTGTTGCAACTGCCGTTGCCTCCGCCCTTTCCGGTCATCGTCCAAGTCATCTTCGTACTGATTCTCATCCTGATCCTGGTGCAGTTCTTGGGGCTGTATGGCGGAGGGCCGCTCATTCTGAGGCGATGATGCCCGTTGATCCACATTCCGGCTGGACCTTCGAGACGCTCAAAGAATATCTGGACTCGAAGATCGACGGCATCGATGTCAAGGTCGAGAGCAACGACAAGCGCTATGCGGCCGTCTTCAATGCGCAAGAAAAGGCCACGGTTGCCGCCCTGGCCGCCGCCGAGAAGGCCACGACCAAGGCGGAAGAAACCGCGGCCAAGAAGGCCGACGCGCAGAACGAATGGCGACAGGCCATGAACGATCGCGAGCGCATCCTGATGCCGCGGCTCGAACAGGAGAGTCTCAACCGCTCGATCGACGTGCGGATCACCGCCCTGGAGCAGCAACGATTCGCGCAAGCGGGTCAAGGCGTTGGTATGCAGACAGGGTGGATGTGGGCGGTCGGGGCCGTGGGGTTGATCTTGACGGTGATCTCCATTGTGTCGGTGGTCATAGTGGTGATGCGACAACTCCACCAGTAATCACGAGGACAGAAGGGACAGCATGCAGGCATTAGCAGGGCACGACTTTGGATCGGTGATACAGGCCATTTTCGGCAATGCGTTCGTACGGATCGCGCTGGCGCTCGTCGGGGCGGACATCCTCTCTGGTGTGGCGGTGTCGTTCAAGAACGGCGAGTTCAGGCTCGCGGAGGTCGGCAACTTCTTGTTGTCCAAGGCGGTGCCCTACTTCCTCGGCGCCGGCAGTCTGCAACTCGTGCTCCTGGCCGTGCCTCCTGAATGGAGCGGCGTGACGGGCGCCTTGGCTGATGCGGTCTGGCTGTTCGTCGTGGCCGCCCTCGTCGGGCATGTGCTCGACAACTTGCGACAGATTGGCCTGCCTGTCCCTGCGGCACTCGGCGCGAAGGCCAAACCGGAAACCACGGCTACTCCGTAGGAGACACTATGCGACTGATTCGATATCTCACGATCGTCCCCGCCATGTTGATGCTCAGCCTGTTGACGCTGACCGGATGCGCCCTGCACGGCAAGTCTCCCCAGCGGCAGATCGCCACGATTGGCATTGAGGTGCTGTCCGGCCTCGATGCCACAGGCAAGGCCGCGCATGATCTGCATGAGTCCCATGTTCTGACGGATCAGCAGTACGAAGCCTTCCTCGTCAAGTTGAAGGTGGTCTATCAGCAGGCGGGCCGTTTGGCGGATGCACTCAAGGCCTACGACACATCCGCAGGCACGGAAACGGCGACGCAGGTCAAGGCTGCGCTGGATGCGCTCGCGGTGCTGGTGCCGAACGTCGCCGCAGATATCGGCGGACCGGCTGCGGCGAAGATTGCGGAACTCGTGGGCAACGTCAACAAGCTATTGCTGACGATCGCGGCCGCGATGGCGCCGACACCCACCGCCTGCGTTGTTCCCAACATGTTCACGCCGGGAGGTGCTTCATGGGCTCTGTCTTAATTGTGATCGATCTGGTCAATACGATCCTCACGAAACTCAACACCACCGTCCCGGAAGCGCTCGCGCTCTACCGGACGATCACCGGCTTGCGACCGAATGCGTATCCGGACTTGGACGATGCGGCCGTCATTGCCCTATTGAAGTCACGCGCGCAGGCTGGCGAGAACTGGGTGGATGACGAACTCGCGAAACTGCACGCGCAGGGAAAGGCATGAACCATGAACGGCCATGATCGGACAGGGTTTCATCTCGTCATCAGCAGCATCGAAGAGTTCACGGCATTCGTCGCGTTGATCCGCGGCGATAGCATCTCTGCTGAGGCCATCGCGCGATTGCGAGGCAATGCGGAGAAGATCACAAACGTCAGCACTACGCTCGGCGAAGCAGCGGACAAACTCGACGGGGTCTCGCCGGATCCAGCCACTACGACGTAAAGGATTTAACCATGCCTACCAACCCTGAATTCCAGGCCGCGCTCGATGCGGTCGACACGGCGACGACGACCCTTGGCGGTCACGTCACCACGCTCGGTACCGCTGTGGATGGCGTTGCGACGCGGGTTGCCGCACTCAGTGCCAAGCTCAGTACGTCCATGACGGCCGAGGAAGTCGCCACAGCACAAGCGTCGCTGACGGCGGAAGCGGCGAAACTCGACACGGTCTCGTCCGGACTCGACGCGATTGGGACCACGCTGAACGGCATCGCGGTGGACACCAGCAATCCGGTGCCGACGATCCCGCCAGCGCCGACGGTGTAAGACAGAACGACATTCGGCGAGGTCACCTCGGTGCCTTGGGAAGGCGGACGGTCAGTGTGTTGCTGACTGTGAGGAGGCCTCGCCGATCGCTAAATTTGGACATCCTCTGATAGAAGGGGACGCAGCACACCGGGACGGACGATGCCTGCTAACGATCTCATTAAGATCGACAACTCAAACCTGACGACGGCGCCCTTTTCCAACGATGCGATCAACGTGAGCCGTGCGGCGCTCGCGTTTTATCAGCAACTGCAGGCGGTGACGAACCACATGGCCCACCTGACAGACGGGTCCACGTTCACGACTCTGGAAACGCGGTTCGGCATTCCATCAGGGAGCGGCAACACGGTCTATACCGCGATGACGACGCTGATCACGACGCTGAACAGTGATGCGAACTTCCTGGCTCTGATGAACCGCGTAGGATAAACACCGGATGGCGAACGGCGCATACAACTTCGACGGATCGAACGACGGGATCAATTGGGCGCATATCTCCTCGTTGAACGGGGTCACGAAGCTGACGATCGCGTTCTGGATCAATTCCACATCCTCGACGTTCTACGACATGATCCTGTCGTGTATCGGCGCTGCGACCAGTGGCGCTGGGAATACGACCGGATTCGGTGTGCAACATCCGGCCTCCGATGCCACGGCCCTCTATTTGGCGTTCCGTAATGGGTCGTCGACGCCAGAGAAGGTGACGAACGGCGGTGTGCTCTCGACTGGCACATGGACGGCCGTTTGGGTGGTCTATGACGGGACGCAAGCCTCAGCAACCGATCGGGTGCGGTTGTGGATCAGCGGTACGGAGATCACGTCGTGGGCCTCGAATACGGCTGATTTTCCGACGAGCCTGGGGACGAATGATCAAAGGTTCTGTCTCGGCTACGACGAAGAGTCAGGCTCGCCGACCTTGTTCTCGCATGGGCTCTATGCCGATGTGGGCTTACTGTTCGGACGTGCGGTGACAGACGGGACGATCGCCAGCCATGCGTCCGGGATGTCGATCGGGAACTATGTCACGACCGGCGATTTCTGGGCGAGTTTCAGGACGAATCAGAACGACGAGAACGGCTCGCGCACGGGCACACTGGTGGATGCCCCAGTGTTGAGCACGGGGCCAAGTTTGACATTTCCTGGCGGTGGGGGCAAGGCATCTAAGAACATCCATCAGATCAGATTGGGGACGAACTTGGGGATTCGGAAGGGGCTTGCTGCGTGAATCTGCTCCATTTTTTACGGCGTGAAAAATCGGGTTTGGCTTTCACCACTTTAGAACTGGTGAAGGCCGAGGAGCAGCAGGGGCACGGTGTCGAGATCAGGCAGCCAGACGAGACGGTCTTGTATGGCGGTGTGGACAAGCCGGACGTGCATATCATCCACAGCCAGATCAGCCCCAGGCGGTATCACGATCGGATTCCGAAGTTCATGTTTTGCCACGGCGAGCCGCTCTCAAGCGTGGGCAATGGCGTGTCGATGAAGGCGATCGTGGACCTTGCGCCACTCTGCGAGGCGTTCATCGCCATGCGCAAAGAGGAGTGGTCAGCATGGAACGCGATCAAGCGCACGTACGTCGTACCGAAGGGTATCGACCTACAACGGTTCACGCCTCTGGACGTGCCGGCGCATGATCCGAAGAATCCGGCATCACGGCTCTCTGGCGATCCGGCGGTGCTCTACTGCGAACACTGGCGAGGGCAGCGCAACCCGCTGATTCCGTTGCTGGCGATGGAGCGCGTGTCGCAGGTCCTGCCGAATGCGCGGATGCATCTTTTTAATGTCGAAGACAAGCGGATGTATGAGACGTTCAGCGCGCTGATTGCGCACGCGAAATGGCATACGTTCGTGCGATCATTGATGGGTCCGGTCAAAGACGAAGAGGTGAACCTCCTGTACAACCGCGCCGACATCGTGGTCTCTGGGCTGTTTCCCTTGTACGCCAGGGGCATCGAGGCATTCGGGGCAGGGAAGGCGTTCATTGGTGCCGGCTACCGGGATGAGGAATACGAGTTCCGTTGCGACTTCACGCCAGAATCGATGGCTGATGCGATCATCAAGGCGCACGAAGCCAAGGGCCAGTTCAACTTCCGGGCATGGGGTGAACGCAAGCACGATGTCCAGGAGACGGTGAGACAAGCTACGGCGATTTACGAGAGGTATCTCTAGGTGAGTCACGACATCTCCCTGCTTCGTCCATGTGATGAGGTCAATCATCATCTATCTACGGCGTATGCGTCGATCGACGATCTCCGCAGCCAACTCGGACAGGCCAAGCCCGTGTCGGAGGCGTACGCCAAGAAGATGCTGCATGCCGTGCCGATCGCCGAGGTGGTCGATCGATCGGAGTTCATCCTGGAACGCTGTAAGGGCCGCACGGTGCTAGACGTCGGGGCGTCCGGCCCTATGCACGATCGGATCGTGGCGGTCGCTGCGAAGACGTACGGCTGGGACCGCGAAGATGGCGAGGGCGTGACCGGCATCGATCTGGACAATCAGGACCTGCACCTGCCGTTCTACCAAGGCATCGAGCTGATCGTCTGCGGTGAGGTGATCGAGCATCTGAGCAACCCTGGCCAATTCCTACGACGTCTGCGCACACGTTATCAAGGTGTGCCGGTGATCATCACCGTGCCGAATGCATTCGCTGAAGCTGGGCGCGCTCAGCTCGCACGCGGGACAGAGGTCGTGAACCGTGACCATTGCGCGTGGTATTCCTGGAAAACACTGAGCGTGCTGCTCGAGCGCGCTGGATATTCCATCGCCGAGTTCTGCTGGTATAACGGGCGGCCTTTGTTCGCTGAGGGCCTGATCGTCGTGACTGGAGGCTAGCATTGGCCGCGCCGAAAAAGGGGGCACTGCACCAACTGTTCGTTCCCATGGTGGACTCGGTCGACTTCGTGTCGATCAAGTCGGCCGTGACAGCGAGCCAGTTCAATGCCGGCACCCGCAAGTTCTACGGCATGAACACCGGGACGTCTGCGGCGATGACGAGCGGGGCGATCTCGAAGCTGGCTAGCCTTGTCCGATCGGGGGTGTTCCGGGTCACGCTCAAGACGACGGAGAACAACTTCGACGTCATGCAGGCTCGCTTTGCTGGGGTGACGGGCTGCGCTGAGCAGATCATGCAGTGGTCCTGCGTGGACAATGACGACAGCGACATCATGTCGGCGCTGTTGGTCATCCAGTCCATGGCGTCCGATGCGGCGTCCGCAGCCCAGCAGGTCAATTCCCGCGTGTTGGTGGCGCAGTCCTTCCTGTCTGATATTCGCTCGAATGTCTCCGATCTACAGAGCGACTTTCAGAGCCGCGTACCGAAATTGATCGCGAACAACTCACAGTTGTCCGATCTGATTTCCGACCTGCGGTCGTTGATCGTGGCGGGCGTGATCCTGACAACCTCCGCGATGTCTGACGTGGCGTCTCAGGTCTGGGGACACGCGGTCGGCACACAGGTCAATTCGAGGCTCCTCGTTGCGCAGTCGTTTCTGTCGGACATCCGATCGTCCACGTCCGATCTGCTCTCCGACTTGCTGTCGCTGATGACGGTCACAGGCGTGCAGTTGAACGCGTCGTCGCTCTCGGATCTGCGTAGCGCCATCACAGCCGGTCCTGCTGGTGTGCTGACCGTCTCTGACATTTCGGATATTGCCTCGCGCGTCCAAGCCGTTCTTGCCTCGGATATCTCGGACATCCTCTCAGGAGTACGGCAGACGGCTTCGCGTGCCTTGGTGATCCAGTCCCAGGCCTCGGATACGTATTCGATGCTGTCGGATATGCAGTCCGATTTCCAGAGCCGCGTACCGAAGCTGGTCGCCAACAATAGCCAGCTCTCCGACCTGTCGTCCGATCTGAAGTCGGCGATTGCGGGTGTGACTGCCGCGGTGTCGGCCTCCGACATGTCCGACATCTCCTCGCGTGTCGTCGCGGCGTTGGCGTCGGACATTTCGGACATCTTGTCAGGCGTCAGGCAGACCGCCTCCCGCGCACTGGTGATCCAATCGCAAGCCTCTGACACGTACTCGATGGTGTCGGATCTTCTCTCCGACTTTCAGAGCCGCGTCCCGAAGCGCGTCGCGACCGATTCGCAGCTATCAGATCTAGCGTCGGACCTGAAGTCCGCAATGGGCGCCATCACGGCGTCGGTCTCCGCGTCGGACATGTCCGATATATCATCCAGGGTCGTGGCCGCGCTGGCCTCTGATGTGTCCGACATGCTCTCCGGCATCCGCCAGAATGCCTCGCGGCTTCTGGTGATTCAGTCCACCGCGTCGGATGCGGCCAGTGCGGCTCAGCAGGGGAATAGCCGCGTGCTGGTGGTCCAGTCGCAGGCGTCGGATCTGGCCTCGAAGCTCTCGGACGTGGAGTCGAATCTACTCTCGTTCCTCGCGACGACGGGCGTGCAGTTGAACACGTCCGTGATGAGCGATATCCGATCCGCCGTTCAGGCCGTGACCGTCAACCTGACGCAGTCCGACATCAGCGACATTGCCAGCGCAGTGGCCGCGGCGGTGACCACGATCACGACGTCGGACATCTCGGACATCGCCAGCCGGGTGGACCAGGTCTTGGCCTCACGCCTCAGCGACATTCTGTCGGCCGCGCAACAGGCGAACTCGCGGGTGCTGCTGATTCAGTCTCAAGCCTCGGATACCTATTCGATGCTGTCGGACTTGAATAGCAACTTCAACTCGCGGATCCCGCTCGAGCCCGCCGGCCGCTCGCAGTTGGTCCTGGTGGCCTCGATGGCGTCTGATGCGGCCTCAGCCGCCCAGCAGACGAATAGCCGGGTGCTCTTGAACCAGAGCCGCATCTCGGATGTCTACAGCCTGCTGTCGGACCTGCAGAGCGACTTCCAGTCACGTGTGCCGAAACGGGTGGCCACGGACTCGCAGCTCTCCGCGCTGGTCTCGGATGTCATCTCAGCCCTGGCCGCCGGGGTGCCGGTGGATGCGTCCAGCATGAGCGACATCCGATCAGCTATTGCGGCCGGCACGCTGACCCAGAGCGCCATCAGCGACATAGCCTCGGCGGTGGCTCTCGAGATCGCTTCGAACCTGAGCGACATCCTGAGTGGGGTCCGGCAGAACGCCAGCCGCCTGCTGGTGACGCAATCGGGCGTCTCGGATATCTACTCCCTGCTGAGCGACGTCTCAAGCGACCTGGGCGTCATGAGCGGCGTGCAATCGGACCTCTACTCGGCAGTGCAGGCCGGCGTGGAAGTCGGGGCCTCGTCCATGAGCGATATCCGGAGCGTCGTGGCCGCACATGGCGTCCTGCGGACCGGCACCGAACCGACGGGCGTGGTGGGCCATGGCGACACACTGGCGGCCAAGGTGGACTGGATGGCCGCCCTGACGCGCAATCGCGTGGAGCAGACCGCGACCTTACAGCGCCTGAAAAACGATGCCAACAACGATACGATTGCCAGCGCGGTCACCAGCGACGACGGGACGGTCTTCACTAGGGACCAGTTCTCGTGAGTTTCTTTGCCGGAGTCCATTGATGATCGCGAAGAGCTTTCAGGCTATTCGGATGAGATGGTCTCGCCGGAGCGGCTCGCCTGTTACGCGCCTGAGTCGTTGCGGTGGCCCAAACGCAGTTTCCTGGTGCGTAGGGACCGCTGTTGTCCAAGCGTTCTATCGAATGATGCCCCGAGGGCCGGTTGCCCATGTCACTGAGAAATGTGGAAAAGGACTCTCGCCATCGATCACAAACGTATATTCCGCGTCCACCATATCGATGATAGTTGCTCGTCTTGGGAGCATAACAGCGCCGCTTCATATTGTTCCAGACGTGATATTCGGGCGGCCTGCCACCACGAAGAAGGCCATGCGTAACGCGCGCCTGACCACTTTCGCGCCATTCATCAAGCAGGCAACCGCAGGATTGTGTGTGCCCACCCGCTCTGGTGATCGTAGTTTTGCCGCATTCACAACGGGCCAGCCAAAAGTGGGCACCATTTGGCCGCCGATGAGAGAATGCGATAAACGTCAAGCGTCCTTGACGTATGCCAGTCCAATCTTTGGGTTTGGGTCCAGTCACGGTGCTACGCAGTTTACCACGTTCGTGCGTGACGAGTTCGCCTGATGATCGACACAAGGAATAAGCGCGCCTCGGCGATTGGGCTGGCGTTTACGGCCCTGTCGATCTTGCCCGCCCCTGACGGCGTGGTCAGCCAGGCCGATCGACAGCAGGTCGCCTACACCTACGCGGGGCTGTCGGCCGGTCAGCTCATCGTTTACGACTTCATCACCTTCACGGGCGAGACGCTGACGCCAGCCCTGTCGTTCTCGGCTGAGACCGTGGCGCCATCCCTGTCGGTCTCCGCAGAGAGCCTGACGTCAGCCCTGTCCTTCAGTGATGAGACCTTGGAGCCGATCTGATGGAAGCGATTACCCGATTCTCTGCCGGTGATGCGATCCCGGAAAAGTCCACCGCCATCTATGGGGCCGTACTCAAGTATCTCGACACCACAGACGGGCAGGTGAAGCCTATTGACCCGAGCGCCGTCTCCGCGTTGACGGTGACGTTGACGGACTCCGTGGGCGCGATCGTGAACGGCTTGCAGAACGAGAATGCGCTGAACACGGGGAACGGGACGCTGCTCACGGGCGGGATCCTCTCATTCACGCTGGATCCAGCCGATACCGTCATCTTGGGATCGAATCCCATGGAGCTGCGCTACTTCGCCTTCCATGTGGTGTTCTCAGGTGGGGAACACTGGCATAACGCGAGCTTTTACATCCGGAATCTGGTAGGGGTGAGCTAGAATAGCAGAGAAGAGAGAAAGCGCTCTACGGTGTCGCACGAAGGGCCGGGTAGGAGACTATCCGGCCTTTGGTGTTTCTAGCGTATGCACGGCGATGTCCCACGAAAGAGACTTCATGGATTCACGCCATGACGCCTCGTCGCTAAACTCCAAGCCACAGCGTACACAGAGCAGCCCACCCCGATAGGTCGCCATCAAGCAGCCGCCGGTACACGGTCCGTCTAGCGCATCTCCAGTCCGCAACTCTTCGTCGGTCATTGCTCGCTCTTCTTCAGGAGCCCGAGAATATCCAACCGCTCGATCTGCAGCAACGTGTACGCCCGCCCACACTCCGCACACGCGAAGGCTTGGCCATCCTGCTGGAGCTGTTCGAAGGTGGCCTCACAGCAGGGGGATAGCGGCAGGGAGGTGCTGGGTTGTTCGTCGGACATGGCGTAAGCCTCAGATTCTACTCCTCCCCCCGCATCGCGCGCCTCAGGGGGCCGACTTCGTAGGTGTGCATGTGACGCCAGTGGTCTTGAACTTCTCGTTTCGGACGCACGTCTCACATGTCGCTCGTCGAGGCGGTTTTCGCTTATCCCAATACTGCTCATGTCCACATTCCAGCGAGAGAACGTTGCCGATGATGGCACCTCGTCTTGAGAGGCGCGCCGTGAATCCACGCACGTCACGGACGAACGCTTTCTTGGCCTTCTTTTCAGCTTCCTTGCGGTGATGCTCTTCGATTGCGGCCCTGGTATTTACGAGTCGCTGTTGTGCGTGCGCATAGATCAAGAGCGCATCGAAACAGTCGATGTCTTCGCCACACAGGCAAGTCGCCACTCGTCGGCCCGTATCGAGCGTTACGCCACGGTTCCGATGATCACAGGCCGGATATTCTGGACGCGTTATTTTGAAGAACGGCGTATCAAGATCGACCGGCTCCGGCGCGCGTTGCTTCAATGGATCGAAGGCGAGGATCTTGGATGGCCCCTTCGACATGTCCTCACTCATCGCATTGTCTCCAGCGCCTGCTCGGCGCTCTCTCCTGATCGATCTGGGGTATCGCGTGGGGCCTGCGGTTTCGCGAGCGAAGTCGGATCATCGATCGGCACCAGCGTGACGCGCACATCGGGATGCACGATCCACCCGCTCCACCCACAGCGCAAGCAACCTCCACCGAAATAGACATGACCGTAGCGTTCGCAGTTAGTCGGTGTGGGCATGGGGAGTGACCTCAGCAGCTGCACCAGAACAAGCACTCGGTTTCTTCGCTGCACGGTAGGCCCGTCACTGCGGCGATGTGCTTCCACATCATGGGCGCCTCGGCATGCATGAAGCTCGGAAGGTCCGTGTGGTGGCGAATCGTGATATCTGAGTCCACCCAATAGTGTTTCTCTCCACGAGCCAACGCGCGTCGCTTGTCGTCGAAGACCTCTCGCGCTACCTCAATCAGCCGCGTATACGACGTGTCGGCGCGCTGCGCAAAATCTCGCAGCCATGCCTCCGCGAATTCTCGATCATTGGGGCCGCCTTCCTCCGGGTCGAATGCGGGATGCGTCCATACGTGCCGCAACGACGTCGTGCGCCCGGGATAGAGACAGACCCAGAACCGTTGCCCACGGAACACCTTCACCGTCAGGAATGGATCCACGATACCGATCTTGGGTGCCTCGTGAGTGAGGTAGACCTCATCGAGCGGCCTGCCTTCTAGAAAGCCGACATGCTGCCCCGGTAGGAGGTCTTCGCCGGCAATCACTGGTGCGATCGCGACATGTATTGCGTCTCGTCCGGGCGGGAGCCCTTCGAGAATCATTCCGAGCTTCGTCTGTTCAGCCATCCTACACCTCAGCGGAAATAAACGCCGCGTTTTGCCATCCCGTGCCATCCCTCATTGCCACCATCTTTCGGCCGCGCAAATGGGAATCGTAGGAATTGTTCGGAAAAAGATGGAAGTAAATTGTGGACAGTAGGCGCCGCGTCTCAGGCAGAAACAGGCTGGCATATCGACGGAAAGGCCGCATTTTCGCTGGGACGTGCGCGCGAAAAGGATGGAGCGGGCTACGGGAATCGAACCCGTCTAGCTGGCTTGGGAAGCCAGTGTAGCAAGCGATTCCCTTAGCAAAACAGTTAGGTGCCACTCTGGGCTGCCAGCCCTTTCTGGTCGTCGTTGATCTGGTAGTAGGTCCGCGGTTCTGTCCGACCGTGGGCCAAATCATCAAGTAGGTAGGTCATCGCGCTCAAGATCGGAGCGGCGTTCATCAGTGACTCCGTTCCGGTCTTTCCGTCCTTGAACCACGCGTGTCCCATGCTCACCAGCCGTTCGGCGAGTTCGCGCTGGTGGGCTGGGATACCATGTGCCTTGAGCCGGTCGATCTCAGCAAGGAGCGCCGGCACGTCAGTGCGGGCTGATGCGATGAATTCGCCGACCGCAGGCTCGACCTGACAGTTTAGCCCCCATGCGCCGTCAGGCACCGCAGTCGGCTGGATTGTCCCGGCATAGAACGTGGGCGGTCGATCCTGTGCGACGAACACGCCATCCGACCGCATCGGATTGGGATACGTGCGCCATGGCCCTTCTGGCGTGGATTCTACCCGTGCCTTGATCGCGGCGAGTTCATCGTCCTTCATGCTTCCTCTCCCACGTACTGCACGGTTCGAGCGGGTTGGGCAGTCCAGCCCATGTCGTCGAGATTCTGTTCAGGCCCATCCGGGACCTTTACGCATGGCGAGTCTGGTGGGTCGATCGCCAGCAGGCTGACCGTGCTCGGCATCGCGTAGTACTGTCCGCACGTCGGGCACTTCAGGTAGTAGGCGAAGTCGGCATCGAGATGCGCGAACGTGTTGCACTTGAAGCAGTGGAAGTCGAGACAGACGTCGGTGCCCTTCCATTGGATGAACACGCTGGCTGGTTCACGGGCGTCGTCGGTCATGGCTCTAGGCTCCTGCTTATGCTGCGAACTGGAACGAACGAGCTTTCCACGTTTCCCAGTAGGTGTTCAGCATCCAGCGATCGACCAGGTCGTAATCCGGCTTCTCGGGCAATGGTGATGTGTCGAGCAGGTCTTCAAGCCGTGCCCTGAGTTCGCCAGCTCGCGTCAGCACTTCCTGAAGACTGGATTCGCCGGTCCGCACACCTCGGAGCCACAATCGCTCTGGCTCGCACATCGGCAGGGTCAACTTGCCAGTCTCCATCAACTCGACGCCCTGAAAACCGAGACGGAGCATGTGCATAGCGTACTTGGTGTCAAAGCCGTATTTCTCGACCAACTCTGGACGGTTGACGTCTTTGCCGCCGCGCTCGCCGACGAGTCGTTGACGCTGCGCTTCGAGGTAGCCGAGGAACGCGCGGCCGGCACGACGACTCACGATGGACGGCGCTAGTTCACGAAGCTGAGAACCGCGGGCGTCACTCTCCATCGGCGGAGCGAACAGCAGGAGCAGAATGGTCGGATTGCCGTTTAGGGCGAGCCGTAGCCATTTCCGCAGGCTGTAGACGACGAGGTCGAGATCGCCGCCGCGCGACTTCGCGTCATGCTTGCCCTCACGAATGGCTGCGGTCCGGTAGATGTACTGCTCGAATGGCGCCGACAGCCCCTGCGCGGCGTCGTAGTCCTCGATGCAGACGGCCATCTCGTCGCGATCTTCGATCCCATCTTGGACGTTCAGGCCATGCACGGTTGATCCCACGACCGATCGCAGGATAGGCCGATATGGAATCGCGAGTTCGCTCATCGTCGTCCCTTCTTGTTCTTCTCAAGGCCCGTGGCGAGTTCCTGCATCAAGCGCTGAACGAGTCGGTCTGGATGAGCACGGCCCTGCTCCCAATCCTCAATTGTGCGTCCAGACCGACCAAACCTAGCGCCGAACTGAGCCGTGTTCTCGCGTAGCCTCTTTCGGAGGGCCTGAATCGAAGCTGGTTTCAGAGCCATCCGTGGTACTCGCCACGCTCCTCGATGCTCTCTGAGCCATCGTACTCATTGATGCGGACTTCGCCGTCTACTTCAGCAACGCGGAGTCCATCGGCGCCGAGGAAGCACGCACTCGTGACGCCGAACTTCTCATGCATCTCGCGTCCGAGTTGTTCAAGGAGCGGGTGTATGCCACCACCCCTGCTGAAAGACTGTTCGCCACCGTTCTCGACAGACCAGTGGCCATCAGGCTCGATCGATTCGCCGCGTTCGACTGCCTCTATGATCGGCTGATAGGTCAACATGTAGCGCTGGGCCTCGATCGGGAGGCCGGTATTCCACGTGGTCCAGCCAGCGCCGAAGTTAGGGCTGTAGAGAATCTTGCGTGACATGGACGATATTATACGGAATGTCCGTATGCCAAATCCAGAAGAATCGTAACATGTCGCGCGACTATTTCGCGTCTAGCGCCTAGACACGATCTGCAGGGCCGGCTTGGCCGGTTCTTTTGGCTGGGATTCTGAGGCTGGTGGCGTGGCCTCGTCGTCCAGTGCTTCAACGGCTTTGGCAAGTCGCACGGGTACCGCCGATAGCGTGTAGCGCTTCGCGGTTTCCAGCGTCACATCGAGCAATGCGGCAGCCGCGCCGAGGTCGCCCGTCTTGCGGTACACCTTGGCGCCGAACGTGTGGCGGAGATCGTAGGGCCGCAGTGGGGGGATGAGCGGGAGCCCGGCCTTCGCGCGCGCCCTATTCGCCGCGCCAACGCCGCGCAGGAAGCAGGTATAGATCGATTCTTTGGTCACCCCACCCCACGCGTTCATCGCCACGAACTCTTCGAAGGCCGCTACACCTTTTGCGGTGAGCGGGAAGGTCTTCTCTTCGGTGCCTCCGCCTTTACGTCGGCGGACGAGGAAGACCGTCTTGTTCTTCAGATCGAGCTGCGTAGGCTTGAGCCGACGCTGACGGGCTGGGGGCATCCCGACATGCGCCAGCACCTTACAGCACGCTCTGGCCTTGCTGGGCAGCATCGCGTCCAGGATCTCATCGACGATCTCATCGGGAATGGCGCGTGGTTCCGCTGGGGCTTGTGCGTGTCGTCGGAGCTTCGTCGCCACGTTGTCGGCATCGTCGCATTCGTCCAGCGTGCGATAGAGTTCGACCAGCCAATCCTTGCAGTGATTCAACATCGAGCCGGAATAGCGTCCGTCGGGATGTTCTTCCGTCCGTTGCCAGCCATCCATCACGGTTTGATAGTCAGCGAGGGTGATGGTCGATCGCCGCCGATCCCCGAAGGCTTCCGTCCACGCATTCAAGCACGCTTGCGCCGATCCATAGCTGGGACGTTTCGTCACGGTGGTCAGGAAGCGCTCGACATCTGAGGCGAATGTCCCGCGTCCTACGGGGCCTCTCGCCTTGCCGCGCTTCTTGGTGAGGGCCGCGCGCATGTTCGTCTGCCACTCGCGGATCTCTTTGATCGGCGTGCCTTTCGGGAAGCGCTTCTCCTTCTGACGCTTGCCGACTTTCACGACGGCTGAGAGTCCGATCGCGTCGGAATACAGGCCGTCAGAGATGAGCGTGCGCTTCCCGCGTGCTGTTACCACGGATACCTCACTGCGAATTCTGCCGCCGCCACCAACTCGTGCGCCATCTCGCCGAAGCGCCGACGCTTCGCCTGTGTCCGCAGATGCCAGTACCAATGGGCCGCGAATTCCCGCCGTGCCTCAGAATGCAGACAGCCCTTCATGTAGTAGGCCCCACGTCCCCGTGCGTAGGCCCTGTGGAGGCGATCGACATCACGTCCAGGTTTACGTCCGTGATGATGCCGCACCAGCGGAAGTGGATCATACAGCCCATCGTAGCCGGCTAGCGAGGCCCGACAGAGGAAGTCGACGTCATCGCAGACGAACCTGGTGCCAGGGCCGAGCCTCTCATCGAACCCGCCGATCCGCTCCCACACCGCTCGCCGGCAGGCCATGTTCGCCCCGTGGATATCACCGGGATGCATGATCAGTCCGGGACCGAACTCCAGCGGGTAGGGGCGCGTCTGGATCGTCTCGGGCGCATCGGTGTGATCATGGAGCTGGACCTGTCCACCGACGTAGCCGATCGTCGGACACTGAAACGCGTCCATCATGCGCAGCACGTAATCGGTCGAGACGTAGCAGTCATCGTCGGTGAACGCGAGGATTGGGGCCCTAGCCGCTCGGACGCCGGCATTGCGGGCGCGCGCTTGGCCGATCCGTGGTTCGCGCACGAATGTATAAGCCAGATGGCCTTCGATCTCAGCCACAACGACGCTCGTATCATCGGTGCAGGCGTTCTCCACGATGACCAGTTCCCACCGCCGCGCGTTATACCGCTGATGGGTCAGGACTTGGAGGCAGTGTCGGAGCGCGGACGCACGGTTGTGCGTGCAGATGATGAGTGACAGATCGGGCGTCATGGGCGCCTCTCAGACGCACGTCAGCGACGGGGAGCCACGCACATGATGGTCAGGGCACCATGCACGCGACTCCCACCCGCCCCCGCGGGCTTGTCGCTGAGGCCGATTAGTCGTGAACGGGTTTCGGGAGATCGACGATATGCGGCGTGACCGTGATCGCCGAGGACCACGGAGCCGCGGCGGGGCGCATGGTCAGTGTGGCGCTCCCCAGCCGCTCGAAGGTCACCTGCACCGCAAACGACAGGGCCAGTCCGCGCAGGGCCGGGTCCTCACTCAGATTGATCGACGCGAACGGCGCCGCACTCGGATCCTGCGACAGCGACGGACGCGTCGGCTTTGGTGGCAGGACGAAGGTGCGGAGGACCGTCTTATCCACCAACTGGATCTCGACGTCGACGCGCTGGGCGTAGCTACTACCGTTCGTCAGATCCAAATAGGCGAGCGTCTCGGCGTTCACCACGCCACCCGCAAAAATGAACGCGGCCGGCGCGAACTCACCAGCGGCCACCTGATACGGCACGAAGCCGTCATTGCGACAGCTATCGGGCGCCACATCGGTATAGGGGTTGAAATTCGGTGGCACCTGACAGGGCGCGGTCTGCGCGAGGACCTGTGTGCTCGAGATCAGGACAAGTGAGGCCGCCACGAGAAGCGAGGACATCTTCATGAGAAGCTCCCTCCTTTCTGGGGGAGCCATCGATCACTGCGTTGTGATCGTGTTATCGACCACTGTCCCATGGGCCACTACCCGAATGCTAGTCACGAAAGTTCGGGCGAAAGTCCTCGCGATCGTCCGAAGAGATGGGCTCAGGCTCGCTGATATCCTGCGCCGTAATGGTCAAGGCCGTGCCATCCGTTTGGACAGAGAGTTGCAGTGATGTGCGTTCGATTCGTCGCTGGATGACTGTGCGTCGTCGCACGCGCGTCGCGAACGGAAGGATGCGCGCGCTCATCGTCGTGTCGCACTCACAATCTCGAAACCCGCCGTAATGGCCTGATCATTCACGAATCCGTCCTGCAGTTGCCGCCATTGACGCGTCTCGCCCGGTTTCAAGACTTCGAAGATCGTGCCGCGATGGGCGGTGACCTCAGTCCCAGATGGCGCACGATACGTCGTCCGGTATTGAATATCCGCATAGGCTGCGCTCGCGTTCTTATTATGCAGGGTAATATCCCAGATGACTTGGCCATCCTGACGTTTCCAGGACGGCGTGACCACCTCAAGATCATCGGCGATTGTTGATCGAGGCGGTTGTGTCGCCCGCGTCGGCGCCGAATCGGCCAACATGGCGAGCGAGAATAGCCAGATGACGACACTCACGCCGATCAACAACAGGCCGTTGACGACGCGCTTCTGAATGATCCGCGCCAGGCCACCGATGAAGATGCCAATGGCGCAGAGCCACACCAAGGCTGAGAGTCCAGCCACGTCTTATTCTCCAGGAAAGAGTTCATCCCACGCCCGTGCCGCGACATAGGGCCCGAGCGAAAACGAGATGACGAGGCCAGTCAATGGATCGGGTTGCCCGACGTTCTTGACCGCAATGACCACGGATGCGATGGCGCCGATTGTTGCGCTGAACCACAGCAGCCGGCGAATGGATTCCACGAGGATTGAGGTCTTTGTTTGCGTACTCCGCCCGACACCGTCCGCGTTTTTGGACATGCGTATTCTTTCTGGTTGCGTGCCGTGGGCGAAACAGGCACACTCAGACAGATAGTGAAAAATGGCTGAGGACCGTTGCAGGACGAGCCCTCAGCGTGTGAATGTGGAATGGTGCAGCGGGGTCAGACTGGGGCAACCGTGCCCCACCTGACTATAACGTCAAAGCATCGACGTCTGTACCCCGATTATCCGCGATTGACCGAAAATTCTTGCCTGATCGACGCCGCTACCACGTCGATCCAACCGCGAGCGCCCGCGACTCGTCCCGCCAGTACGACTGGAATCACCGTCATCTGCACACGAGGCTGTGTCCCGTTGCGGACGACGTGACAGGTAAACGTCGCCGCCGCGCGATATCGCAGACTCCGCAGATGATGCGCCACCACTTGCTCGCGGTCGCTGGGCGCGATGGATTGCACCCACGCGTCCCGGCGCCACGAGCCTGGAGATAATCCCATCCACCGTTCCCAAGCAGGGTCAATCCACAAGACATACCCCTGCAATGACGCAGTCCACTGATACCGCGTCAGCATCGCGTCTTTCGGTGCGTCAGCAGGCCTGCATGTGCCCGTCCATGTAGGTCCGCGACCACCGCCGCACCGAATGACGTGTAACGTCGACGAAGGCGTGGTCATCGCCTCCTCGCTTTTTTTACGTGTCGCTCCTTCCCCTCTACACGACGTACGTTCCCCGCCGCCAGAACACGTCGCATGAACTCCTCGTGCTCACCAGGGCCGAGGGCCTTGGTGCGTATGTAGATCGCTCGAACCAATTGGAAATCTGGGTCCTCCGCATCTGGCATCTCGGCTACTCCTGTCGCTATGTTCCGCCCCGCTGCAACAAGGTCAGTAGTTGAGATCGCTGTTCTGGGTGGTTCCGGCGCAACCAAGGCCTGCAACCTACGGTCGCGATCCTTTTCTTTCAGTGCCGCCACGAGTTTGCGCAGCGAATCCTGCTCGAAATTCCGGCCCTTTTCGATGTTCACCACCGTACTGATGGCCACATCAGCACGCTGCGCCAGCTCCGTCTGATTCCAGAACGGTTCGGCTTCACGCACGGCCCTGATGACTGCCCCGACAGAATGCTGCACAGGCAGATTGTGCGATACGGATATATCAGAATGCAAGGCTAAGTTGCCTATATACGCCTAGTTACGCCCAAACCGCATAATTTATTGCCAAAGCCTCATTTTCCTCTGGACAAGCTGCCTGTATATCCGTATTATTCCGTCATGGACGTATTGAGCTTGGAGCGGGCGCGACTGCTCGCTGGCCTCAACCAGCGGGATCTGGACAGACTGGCTGGCCTCGCCAAGGGGACCATCCACGAGATCGAAAACAAGCGGAACAAGCGGCCGGCGTACGAGACGGTCGTGCGGATCGTGCGTGCGCTGCAGCGTGCGGGGCTCAAGGGCATCACCGCTGAAGAGATCTTTCCCGTGGCAGATGTGCCGGCGCCTGATCAGCAGTCACAGGTGGCGTGAGGCCGCGGCGTTCCTGCTCCGCATAAACCGCTTCCATCCAATCGACTGCATCGACGAGGGAACGGTGGCGAGCACGGACGCGGGCTTGGGCAATCGCAAGGGCTTGATCGAGATCTGGTGGTGAGAGGTCAGTCAGCGACACGGGGACGAGGCGCACCAGTTTCATAGGGCACTAACGGTAACGGAACGCGAACGCAGACGGATACCCGGTACATGGATTCGAAAACTACGGCGAAAGCGGAAGGCTTCAAAGCGGCATGGTTCACCTCGCTGCACGATGCGGACGGGCCGTCGATCAAAGCGCTCGCCGATATCGCCGGGATGAATCACTCCTCGCTGTGCGCGACGACCGACGAAGCAACCTCCGACTGGCCATCGATGCGCAAGTTCCTCGCGATCCTGCCGGCGCTGCGCAATCTGGCGGTGCTTGACTACATCGCCGGTCTCGCGCAGTGCGCCATCTTCCGTATCCCAGATGCGCGCTATGCCTCAGGACGCGACATCGGGTCATCGATTCGTGAGTTCGGCGAGTTCGTGATCGCCGCATCGGAAGGTGAGCCCAGCGTCACGCGTCTCGCGCGCATGGAGAAAGAAGGCCGCGAAGCGATGGCCTGCATCCAGGGCGCGATCGAAGCGGAACGCATGCGACTCGGTGCGAACAACGATCGCAAGCTGCAGGCTGTCTCTGGAGGCCAGCGATGAGCGAGTTCGTAGAGTTCGCGAAGATTGCGCGCCTGAGTCGAGATGTGGTTGTGACCGAGAAGATCGACGGCACCAACGCACAGGTTTTTATCACGCTGCCGACCGCTGACATCGACGACGAGTTGGTGATCGCTCGAAATATGAGTGGCGCCCATGATCCGACGAGCGGTTATGTGATGCTGGCCGGATCTAGAAACCATTACTTGACGCCGAAGGATGACAACTTCGGATTCGCGAGATGGGTCGGCGAACACGCGAGTGAGCTATTCGATCTCGGCGAGGGGCGTCATTTCGGTGAATGGTGGGGATCAGGGATCCAGCGCGGCTACGGGCTGACCAAGGGTGAGAAGCGCTTTAGCCTATTCAATGTCGCACGCTGGTCCGACGACCGTGATGCGGTGAAGTTCCCGGTTGCCAGACCGGATTGCTGCCATGTCGTGCCGGTGCTCTACCGCGGCTCGTTCGATTCGTTCATGGGTCACTGCCCTGACATTCTTGACCATCTGCATCTGACGGGCTCACATGCGTCTCCGGGTTTTATGAAGCCGGAGGGGATCGTGATCTATCACACAGCCGGAAACGTGCTCTTCAAGAAAACACTCGAAAAGGATGAAGAGCCGAAATCTCAGGCGCGATCCAAGCCCAGAGCTGAGGTGGTGTCATGAGAGGCATGCCCACCGCGAAGCTCAGCGACTACGCCGACGATGCCTTGCTGACCAACAAAGACATCTGCAAGTTGATCGGTCGCAACCCGCGGTATCTCGAAGAGTTGATCGCGTTGGAGCGGAGAACTGGCATTCGATGCACGCCGGATCCCTCGCCGAACTTCGGCCTCGGTCGCAAGCATCGTCAGCGTCTCTACACGAAGCAAGCCGTGGCTCGCTGGATGAAAGCGGGTGGCGTACCAGATCTCGCCATCAAGGCGTTGGAGGCGGCATGAGATCCAAAGCGGATCGCGACTTCGCTGGTGCGTTGCTTGCCTTCTACGGATTGTGCGCGGGCATCATGTTAGCCGTTTACTTTGGCCATACGTGGCTGGGGTGGTTCTAGTGCGCGAAAACAGATACGAACTGCAATCGAAGCATGCCGGGGAAGGCTATCTCGTGAAAGCGGTCTATGCCTTCACCGATAAAGAGGCGATCGAGTTAGTGGCTGGGGCCGCGACGCGAGCGTTAGAAGCGGGTGCGGTTGATCTCGTGCTCTGGCGCGTGGAAGTCGGCGACGAGAAGGAAATCAAGCGCTACATCGGTGGAGGAGCGAAGTCATGACCCCATGGAATGCACCACCAGGCACGCGACTCAACGACATCGAAGAGCATCCACCGGCCGAGGAGTTCAGCGAGCAGGAGGCCCTGGAGACGTTCGCGAAACAGCTCGGCGACAAGACCTTCGAATGCGAGCTGATCGATGCGGCGTCCAACTCATTCGCGCGGCGCATCTTGGGTTGCACCTCGATCGAGCAGGCGCAGAACGAGGCGAGAGGATGGCTGGGGATTGCGCCGGCCTTCTAAACGTAAACGGGCCAGCTAGTGCTGTGAACACCGGCTGGCCCTAGGGACCGTCAACAATGACCACCATCTTAAACGAAGCATCGTCTGTGACGCAAGCCGAGCCGCGCTACCAGCGTGAAGCCAGAGTGGCGAAGGACTTCGGCACACTCCTCCATCGGGTGACGACCGACACGGTTGAAAACGTCGACCTCTGCATGATCGCCTCAGCTAAGAAAGACGCCGTACGACAGGGCTGCATCGAGTTGATCCGGGAAGTGTTGGAGCTGGATCCGGATCTGGACCTGTTCGACGTCATGAACCTGCTGAATGAAGGGCGGTTGCTGTAATGGCTAACGAACAGAAGGCGCCGTCCCTCGCGTCGAAGCTCGCCGCCGTCATGGCGGAAGTGGAAGCGGTCCCGAAGCGCGGCCACAACGACCATTTCAACTACGACTTCGCAACCGAAGCCGATATCGCGTCGGCCATTCGCAAGGGCCTCGCGGCCCGCCATGTCGTGATGCTGCCGTCCGTCGTGTCCTACGCGGACCAGACGATCGTGACCAAAGGGGATCGCGGCGAGAAGTCCAAGACGATCACCACGATCAAGATGACCTTCACCTTCCTGGACGGCGACAGCGGCGAGTTCCAGACCTGCGAGTGGGCCGGCCGCGGCGAGGACTCCAGCGACAAGGGCCTGTACAAGGCCATGACCGGGGCCGTGAAGTTCTTCCTGATGAAAGCGTTCCTGATCCCAACCGGGGACGATCCAGAGATGGATAAGCCCGACAAGGGCGCACGTAAATCGGACGTGCGGTCGAAGACGCAAGCGCAGGCTAGGCCGACTGTTCCGACTGGCGTGAATCCAAAGACCGGCGAAGACGAGAGCGTTCGTGTCGTGAAGGTGTATCCGCCACGGGATGCCAACAAGCCTGGATTCGTGGAGTTCAGCGATGGCCGCAAGGCGTCCACCTTCAGCGAGTCGGTTCTGTCTCTGGCGCAGCGTTTGGCATCGAGTGCCCAATTGTGCCTCGCCACGACCGAGCAGGCAAAGAAGGCTGGCGGCGAGACGTTGACGACGAAGGATGGCAAGCCGCTACTGAATCTCCTGGAGTTGGCGCCCATCTCCAGCGATGCGCCTGCGATCGACGCGCCGTCCGTTAACCACGACACGATTCCTTTCTAGGAGGCGAACAATGGGCATGAATAACGAGGAATGCGGACGCTGGATCGCCTTCGACTTGGAAACATTCGCGATCGAAGACGTTCCAGCGTATCTGGAGCCAGTGAAGGCCCCAGCTAACTACAAGGATCCCGAGAAGATCGCCGCCTACATCCAAGAAGGCACAGCCAAAGCGGTCAGAGATGCGGCGCTCGACATAGACCTGGCTCGCATCATCGCATTGGGCCAGCAGGATGATGACATGTCCGCGCCGGCCGCATGGTTCATCGAGGATGAGCGGCAAGAGCGGTTGATGCTGCAGAACTTCTGGTCCGGGATCAAGGCGAGTACGCGACTGATCGGATTCCGTATCCGCACCTACGACCTCCCGCTGATGATGCGGCGTTCGCAGCTACTTGGCGTCGCCTATCCAGAGATCAGCCTAGACAAGTACCGGACTCGGCAGGTGGTGGATCTCTACGACGTGCTGACGTTCCACGGCACCGTGGACGGGAAGTCACTGGACACCTACTGCCGCCGATTTGGGATCGACGCACCCGACGCCATCACCGGCAAGGACGTAGCCGAACGCATGCTGGCAGGTGATCTGGACGCCATCCTTGACCATGCCAAGGCCGATGTGTCGCAGGTCGTGCAGCTCGCCCATCGGCTGTCAGTCATTCGTCCAGTGCTGACGGAGGTCGCATGATCGATGAATTCGACTTCCATTGTCCCGGCTGCGGACAAACATGGTGCGGAGGGCATTGCGTCGGCGCCGAGAAGGACGACTTGAGCGAGGCGGAACGCGCCACCGAGGACCGCTACGACCGTGATGATGAGGCCGACCAGCGGTATCACATCGAGATCGAGGAGGGACGATAAGTGCCGCCCAAGGGTTGGTCCAAGAAGAAGGAACGCACCGCAGCCGACTACGACCGCGGCATCCAGATGCTCGCCGCCATCGATCGGATCGCCGCCCTCTTAGCCCATGACTTCTCCGAGTGTCCGAGAGTACTGCTGGTGACGACAGCACTCGGAGATGCGCACAAGGAACTTCTCGATAAACAGACAGTCCTGATACAGGCACAGGATGGCGTGTCGTGATGGGAGTCGCCTGCCCGAAGCCAGAGCCACGCGTCATCGATCGCAAGGCCAAGAAGCGTGCAGACGAGAGCGAGTACGACCGCAACAGCGAGATCGTGCGCGCGAGGGATCGTCATTGTCGGGTGTGTGGGACAGAGCGGAATCTATCCACGCATCACGTCATTCCTCGCTCACGGGCGCGACGCTCGAAAGAGAAGCACGACGTCGCCCGCATGATGACGCTCTGCTTTGGGACAGCGACCTCGTGTCATCAGCAGTTGCACGATGGGCTATTGAAGATCTACCCGAATGATCCGCAGGTCGGCACGAACGGGACTTGTACTGTTGAGAAGTGGGACAAGGCGTCGAAGCAGTGGCAGATCGCGATGGAGCGAGCATGATGCTCGAATGGGTCCTCGCTGGCGCGTCGCTCCTGGTGGCTTCTATCACCGCGTGGTTGCTCTCTCGGAATGCGCAGCGATCACGTGATCTGGATCAACAGGAACGTGTGAGACGTCGATATGTCGGGAGATGGGAACGATGAGCGATCATAATCTCGACTTCGAAGTGCATGACGGCGAAGGGTTGCAAGCCACGTTTCGGAATGGCGCCGATGCCATGTTGTGGGCGCATCAGTTGATCAACCGAGGTGGGGCGACATCCGCGTCGTGCAGACCGTAGAAGACGGCGAGGATCCTACGACCGTTTCCTGGCGCTTCGGTGTGGGCAATGAGGAAATGCCAGTGGCGATCCGAGAGAAGTAAACGCACGTTGAGAGAGGAACGGGATGCTAATCCACAGGACAGCGCTTGAGGTCGTTCGGCTCTGCGAGAAGTCAGAAGAGGAGACAGCGCCGGTTGTCACGCATGTCTTCGTCGATAACGATGGTCGGCTGACCGCTACCAATGGCCATCTATGCCTGCGGGTCAAGGGCCTCGTCAAGGAGGAGCCTAACCTGTTCATGGCTGATCAGCCAGGCGTGGACGATCTGTCGTCGCATGCTCTCCCGCGCGATCTCGTTGTGGACTTCCTGCGGGCCTGGGAAGGCGATCAGATCATCGTGCGCGAAGACGGCGGCGGGACGTTCATCGAGACGGTTGATGGCCGCACCTCGCGGCGATTCGAATCGAAGGCCGTCGCTCTGGAAGCGCCTAAGTTCGACAGCGTGTTGCAGAAGCCGACGGCGACGGTGCATTCGACGCTGGTCTCAGTGGAATTGCTCACGCTGCTGGGCCGCACCCTGAAAGCACTCGGGGCGACGGCTGTGCGGTTGTCCTTCGCTGAGAAGGAAGACGCAGCTATCCATCTTGGAGCGCGGGTCGAATTCGACGAAGAGGCGATCGAAGGCGCGTTGATGCCGATGCGCGAGTAGATCGTAACAAGCTTGGAGTCCTACGGTGGGTATGGTACTCCGCGCCTCGTCTCGTCACCTGATTCTAGCGGGTCGGATGACACTCCAAAGTTGAGAGGCGCGATCAAAGCCTGCATGGGGTGCAGGGCGATACCGTGGGACTCCATTCGGTAGCTAGTCAGAAAGGATGATGCGCATGGATTTGCGAACAGGTCGAACCTATCCGACGAAGCAGGCCGCATTGGATGCCGGTGTCCCTGAGAGCGACATCATGCTGATCGACGGGGCCCCGCCGCTCCCACGCAACGCGAAGCGCTCGAAATACAAAGCGCCGCATCAGAACGAGCGCGAGATGGCGCGTCGTCGTCGCCGGTTGCCGGTTCGGGAGAAGACCGCAGCGTAATTCTGAGGTGAGGAGACAGCGCATGAGCGACCAACATCAGTTGGACAATGTGATTCGAGATACGGTGGCCTTCGAAACTGAGGCTCGCGGGCTTAAGTTCGTGGCGACCTATCTGACAGCACCGAAAGACAAGGCGCTGATCGAGATCTCGCGGGACGGTCAGATGGTCAAGTCGTTGCTGTGGCCGGCCTACAAGGTCTGGAACATCGCGGCGCATGCGGACGATGTCGCGGCGGACATCGAGGACGGGCTGACGACGGCAGGCGCAGTCGGCTTTGGTGCCAACGTCTATCAGCCTGTCGATTGAAGGAATCACGTCCCTAACAGGACGTGAGAAGCTGAACGAAAATCGGCGGGCTAGGGTCTGCAGCCTGAATCGGCGCTCTTCTCCTGGCGCCTGCCCGCCGACGCACATCAGGAGCCGTCAAGGAGAGCGGGCATGGCCTTACGAGACGATTGGCACAATTGTGACCTAGTGATGCGAAACATCGAGGAGGCCTCAAGTCATTGCGCCGATGTTTTTAAATCCAATCTCTTGAAGATTCTTCCGTCACTGCGAAGTAAATGCGAGAGTCCGATCGAAGCCGTGTTTCTCTTCTGGTGGGTGTCATTCCAGCACCTGTTTGATTCGGCTGGCATGAGCGACGATGGTCCTTATGCGTGGACACTGGTGCCGCAACAGGACGTGATTATGAACGGCACGGTATATCGAGTCGATTTCGAAGTCGTGCCGCGCAGTTCTGAGCGCGCTGCAAGGCTGCGAGACTGCGGCTTTGAGATTCCACGGATGGCCGTGGAGCTGGATGGGCATGACTTTCATGAGAGGACAAAGGAACAAGTCGCGTATCGAAATACGCGCGACAGATTGCTTCAGGGGGCTGGCTGGAAGGTCTTGCATTTTTCGGGCTCGGAAGTCGCACGGGATCCAAGCTCGTGTCTGCACGACCTGTTAGATGTGGTCCATCGGGTATGGGAAGCGGGGCTAGCTCACGAACTTCGAGTGTCGTCGCCTGTGGCGTCCAATTCTTCTAAACAAGACTAGCTATGTGGGTCAAGGTGGACGATCGGTTTCCGGACCATCGCAAGGTCTTCTCAGCCGGCGCCGCGCTGGGCGAGCACGCCACTGGGCGCGTGCTCGCGGTGTGGTTAGAAGCCATGTGCTGGACGAACTCTAACGGAATGGATGGATTTCTTCCTACGGGTGTTGTGCAGACCTTCAAGCACGACCGCCAGCCGAACAAGGTAGCGAGTGCTATGGCGCAACCGGTGCGACGGCCGGATGGAACCATGGGTCCAGGGCTGTTCGTGTCTGTGGACGGCGGCTATCGCGTCCACGACTACGGCGTCCACAACGATCGGGAGAAGTTCGAGCAGACCTCGGAGCGGCGGTCGGCGGCCGGTCGTGTCGGCGGCAAGAAGTCAGGCGAAGCAAGACGGCAAGCAAGATTGAAGCAATTGCTTCAGCAAGAGATAAGCAATTGCTTAAGCAATGAGCAAGCAAACACGAACCCCGTTCCCGTAACCGTTCCCGAAGAGCTAACACCCCCCAACCCCCCTCAAGGGGGGCGAGTTGTGGTGGATGGCTTCGGTCCGAGGCGAAGGCATTCGCTCGACGAATCGCCGGACTATTCGCAAGACCCAAAGCATTCGGAACGCGCTGAGCGATTCATGGGCCTGTTTTCGACGTTGCACCTTGAGCTGAGGCGGGCCAGCTATGTGGACAATTACGAGCGGGATAGGCCACACGCGTTGCGGATGGTATCCACCTACGGCGACCGCGAACTTGAAGCCGTCACGCGTGTCTATATGCGGGCGAAGGGCGACCATTTCGACGGGAAGCCACGCACGATTGGGCGTCTCGCCGAGGCGGCCTCAATGATCGAGGAACAGATGCGACGGGAGGGGCAGTGGCCGACAGCAGCCTGAACGACGAAGTCGTCCGACTCGAGCGCCAGGTATTAGGCACTGTGCTGCTCTTCAAGGTCGCAGCGCGCTTCCGCGATGCCGGGTTACGCGAGGAGTTCTTTTACCGCGCAGCGCACAGGGTCATCTGGAAAGCGTGCGAGGAAATCCTGGACGCTGGTGCCGATCCAGACCACGTCATGGTGCGGGCGCATCTCGCCGCCGCTGGACAGCTGGAACAGGTCGGCAAGGTCTACCTGGGGCAATTGGATGCCGAGGTTTCAGGGCGGCCGAACGAGACGCAAGTGCTGTGGTTCGTCGCCAAGCTCACCGAGTTCTGGAGCGACCGCTGCCTGACTGCCGCAGAGCAGCGTTTCCGCGACGCCCATCAGCACAATCCAGACGCGGTCGTCGACGGGACGCTCGACGCCTTCATCGAGGAGTTGGATTCGCTACGGCTGAGCCACGCACCAACGGCGCCGTGGCTCGATCCGGCGGCACAGTGGAAGGCGTTGACCGACGACGCGGCGCGCCGGCGGGAAGGGTCCGTGCTATTGGGGCTGGGCGCGATCGACGAGCAGTTGGAAGGCGTCTGCGCTGGCGAAGTCTGCGGTCTCATGGCTCGTCCTGGGATCGGCAAAACCGTACTGCTTTGCCATCAGGCCCGTGTGGCGGCCATGTGCGAGCAACCGCACGTGTTCTTCTCGCTGGAAATGCCAGCGGCACAGATCGCGATGCGGTTGGTGCAAGCGGAATACGCCCTCTCGCGTCGACAGGTTTTCGAACGGCTGGAGGTTGGGGCCTTAAATCCATCGCACTACGCCGAGAAGTTCAGGCGGTTCCGCATCGTCGATAAACCCGGACTGTCGGTTGAGCAGATGTCGCAACGGCTGCGGCGGATCCAGCAGCGCGAGTTTCCTGATCAGCCTATTCGCGTCGTGACGATCGACCATACGGGGCTGATAGGCGGCGATGAACGACTCAGCACCTACGACCGCGTGAGCCGGCAGCTCCGCAGCATCAAGGACTTAGCGAAGGACCACAAGGTCGCGGTGATCCTCGCCGTGCAGGTCAATCGCGATAAGGGTGGCGACGGGTCCCAACAGCTCGATCTCGGCTCCGCTCGAGATTCCGGCGTGGTGGAAGAAGCGCTGGACTATTTGATCGGATGGAGACGCTTCGACCGTAGCAAGACGCTGCCGGAAGATGTGCGGAAGAGGTACCGGGATGTGCTCTTCGGCCTGGTCGTGAAATCTCGCCACATGTCGCCGCCGGATGATGAATTCGCGTTCCGGTTCGATCACACCCTGAATCTGGAACCTGCGCCTGGGTTCGGTGTGCCTGAAGCCGTTGCCGAAGAACGCGTGGCCAACTTCGGGAGTCGCCGACGATGAGATCTGATCCCATCCGCTCCATTTCCTCGAAGCATGAACCGATCACGTCGGCGAACGCCCGTACGTATCTGGCGATCGATACCGGCTGGCTGAAGTCGATCCGTCGTGAGTCGAAGCTCGGTGCCCAGGTCTCGCCCTGGTTGCTGGCGACAGTGTCCATGCGGATTGCGTTAGCGGAAGCGATTCTGTCGGCTGAGAACCCAGGGAAGGATGATCCACCGGATCTGTTGACGGATAGAAAGGCGGCGGCATGAGCAGGATCAGCTATTCCGAGGAAGAAGATTACCCGGGACAGTTCAACCTGTGGCAAGCGAACTGTCAACGTTCCATCGCCGGCAAGCAGGGACAAGCCGTATTGCGAGAACTAGAAGCGGCTCTCGTCGCTCTCCCGAATAGGCGTCTACAAAGCCATATTGTGGCCTGCGATGGTGACGTGTGCGCGGTCGGCGCGTTCCTTCTGATGCGGAAAGCCAAGGAAGTCGGCAGCGTCGACGAAGCCCAACGTCAGCTCGAAGCGGAGATGGGCTCCGAAGAGGACCAATGTGATATCGAAACTGACGAACTCGGCATCGAGGCCGGCATGCCTCGGTTGGTCGCGTGGAAGCTCGTCGAGTTGAATGACATCCATTTCGACTACAAGTGGGACGCACAGGCAAACAAGTGTGTCGAGATCACGCCAGAGGAACGCTACGACCGAATCCTAGCCTGGGTACGTTCCAAGTTGAAATCGGAGGCCGCATGACTCGTCAACATCGTCTCCTCGTCGCAGAAGCCAAACGCAGCTTCACCAAGGCTGCTGCGAAACTCAAGCCCTTGATCCGACAGATCGAGATCGATGAGCCCGTGGACTGGGAGGACTTCGAACTGGTGATCAGAGAGACCGAGATCGCAGCACATCACTTAGCAGTGGTGGAAGAGCAGGCGAGAAAGGCTGTGGCCGCATGAACGTGGACATGGGACGGTTGAACGGCCACATCGAAGAAGTCGATCGCATGGTCCAGGCTCGCGGCATGTTGATGGGCGATTGCCTGTGCATCTTCACCGCGCTCTTGATTCAGACGATCGAAGCCGCGGAAAAGGACATCCGGCATCACGTGATGGTCGATGTGACCAGGGCGGTCATCACCGGCGACATCACCGCGGTCATCAACGGGTATGCGCCGCGTGGAAATAGATCTAACCAGAGCGCTGGGGAGATGGAGGAGACAGCCTAATGCCTCGTCATCCCTCGAAAACTATGCCCCGCATGACTTATGCGAACCAGAAGCCGCAGCCGAAAGCCGGCTCCTGGTGGCTGGGCCTTGACCGCGAATCGTTGAATGAGGCGATCGAACGTGAAGCCGATCGGATGCGTGCCTCTCGCGATGGACAACAGTCTCTAGGGAAAGCACCGTTAGGGGTGGGGAATGGGGACTAGATGAACATCGCATTCTCCATGACGATCCAGCAGTTTAAGGCGCGGACGAAGACGGTGACCCGTCGTGCCGGGAATAGCTGGCGTCGTCTGAAGTCTGGCAAGGTCCTGAACGGCATCGAGAAGGGGCAGGGCCTGAAGCAGGGCGAGCACGTCGTCCCCCTCGGCCCGATCCGTGTGCTGGACGTCCGGCTAGAGCCGCTACGCCGCATGACCGACGACCCGGAGTATGGCCGCCAAGAATGCATCAAGGAAGGCTTTCCTGACCTAACGCCCGAACAGTTCGTCGCTATGTTCTGTCAATCGCATCGCATCGTCGAAACCGATCCGAACATGCAGGGATTCCGAATCACGCGTCCATACCGGCCCGAAGATGAAGTGGCGCGGATCGAATACGAGTATCTAGACGAGGTTGGCTAGATGGCATCCTGGCGTCCACCGAAGCATCTCCAAGCCGCGATCGCCGAACGGAACGGTATGAGCGAAGCCGAGGTGTCGGCAGTCGTCTCAGGGCCAGCCAAGCGCAACAAGTACGGGAATCGCCGAGTTCAGCATGAGGGCCGCACGTTCGACTCGATGCGTGAACTGAAGCGCTATCTGGATCTCGCGATCCTGCAAGCCGCGGGGGAGATCGCGGATCTCCAATGTCAGCCACGCTATGACTTGCATGTGGTCGGAGGCGCCAAAGCGGGACACGTGACGCTTGATTTCCGCTATCGCGTGGTGAAAACCGGAGAGGTTGTCTGCGAAGACGTCAAGAGCCCCTATACCCGCACCACAGCCTACATGATGCGGAAACGGTGGTTGTTGGCGGAACACGGCGTGCGAATTCGCGAAATCTACTGAGGGGACCGTCATGACCGGCTACCACATCTCGATCGGCTACAACAGCACGCTGACCCACATCGAGCGAGCCGGGATGACGTGGGAAGCACTGAAGGAAGTCGTCGCTGAACTGCGGTCGCAGCCCAACCTGATCGTCGGTGAAGTGCAGCGAGAGCGATCGAACCTTGCGGAGCCGCACATCCTGCTCGACTATGCCGCAGCGTATCAGGACGGCATTGACAAGACGCTGAACATCATCGAAGCGACGGACGATCGGCCAGCCGAGATCATGCAGCTCGCCAGTGGTAGCGGAGACGGGCGGGACATCAAAGAGGCGATGCGACGCGCATTCTGTCGGCTGGTGATCTTCGAGATGCACAAGCGCGGCATCGAAGTGAACCTTATCGTCGCCTAGGAGTTGTGATGAATCAACAGATCCTCGATGCCCTGATCTTCTACGCCGATCCCAAGTCCTACTCCTCAGGCCATAACGGACCAGACGTCATGAGAGATCTCGGGGTGAAGGCGAAGGAAGCGCTGGAGTCCGCCGAACAGGGATGGCGCCCAATCGATACGGCTCCAACGGACGGCACCGAGGTGTTGATCCTGTCGCCGTCGCTCGGTCTCGTGCTGTGCAGATACAGCGCATGTGATGAGGCTAGCCGAGATGATGGCTTTCCGTCGTCATGGGTGACAACGTGGAGCGGTGAACGACTCGCACGGAATCCGTCGCACTGGATGCCGGTGCCTCCAAAGCCAGCGAAGGAGCAGCCGTAAATGGCCGATCAGGATCTCCAGGGACTGGTGCAGCGACTTCGATCCAGAGCGGAATTCGAAGCGCCTGGACCCGCGCTTAATATTGAGAACACGGATTGTGTCCCTGATGTTTCATGGCCAGAGATGGCCGAGATCGTGACGCTGATGTCGGATGCCGCCGACGCCTTGGAGCGCCTCAGCAAGCGGGGGACGTGCGACTCGTGTCGGTTCTCGAAGCGCGCAATCAACCCGATGACAGGTTCGGCCGTCGTGTCATGTGTGAACGTGCGTGTGCCGCGAGGGGTGCGCGGAAGTCTATTGGCCGCTGAAGCTGCGCACTGGGGCTGTATCTTCCACGAACCCCAGCCCACCGCGACCGAGGAGGCTTCGAAGTGAACGCTCGACACAAGTTCCGGAAAGGCGTCCATGTCCGGATGACGGAGGAATGCGCGGCTATCGTCGGCAAGCGTTCCACGACGCCTCGGACCGGTGTGGTCGTCGGCTATGGCCGGCTCCCAGATTCGCATCTCGTGAGGGTGCTGCGCGATGGTCTCAGAACGCCTGAATCATGGGACTGCGAGTACTGGGAAGTGGAGGAGGGGAAGTAGCGATGCCTTCCATCTGCCCGAAGGACTTCAAATCGTGCCCTGATGATCTATGCCGAGGCTCTGGCACCTGCATGCGAACGGGGTCTGAGCTGCTGGAGCTATGCGCGGTCTGCCATCACGTCTATTCGCCAGAGTACGACATCGATTGCGCGTGCGAGCCGGATGATGAGTACCGCGAAGACGATCCGTTCGAAGACGAGAAAGCCGGTACCCAATGACCGATCAGCGATTGACGCCGCAGGAGGAGCAGGAGCTGAGGCAGCGATGGGATGCGTCGTTGCCGCAGACGCTTCCATATCCGACGCCGACCGCCATTGCGCGGCAGGCTCAGGAGGACGTACCGAAGCTCCTCGCCGAGATCGATCGGCTCCGGGGAGAGTCGCAGCGGCGGGACATGTCGAGCGCGCCGAAGGATGGAACTGAAGTGGTGTTGTGGGTGAAGGCGCGGGCTGGTATTCCGCACTGCTGTCTAGTCGGGCACTACATGCGCGGCGGTCACTGCATTGAGGACCACCCAGCGATTGATGAAGGCTGGTATTTCTGGAACGGCTGCATGTTCGACAGGGCGGCAGAGCCTATTGCCTGGATGCCACTCCCAGCCGCCCCAGACGCCACGGTCCCGCCGAGACCGCAAGAGGATCGTGAGCGCCGTCTTCAGGCTTGGGCTGGCATCGCCGATGAAATTGCCGCCGAGGCATCGTCCTCCGAACAGCTCACGGCAGATGACATGCAGGTACGGATCACGGGACGACCTGAGGAGCCACAGTCATGAGCGACAGTCTCGACCAACTCGCAGAACAGGCGGCGAGGCTCCTGCGCAGCCATGGGTACGGCAACCTTGGTCGCGATCTGTTGGCTGCCATCAGACGTGATTCATTCCAGTGCAAGGCACGCCATGGTGGCGATCCGGTCGAGCCACAAGACTGCGATTGGCCGCATTGTGGATGCGATCCTGCTGCCGACAAGGTGTTGGCTGCACTTCACGAAGAAGGCTACCTCTCACCGAAAGAAGCCCAAGCCCTACGCGAGCAGCTTGAGCAGGCACAGGATCGATCGGTTCGATTCGAGCAGCGGCTGAACGAGTCCGCCGGCCGCATCGCCGGATTGGAGCAGGAGCGGGATGCCCTGAAGGCGTCAGTGCTTCAGATCGCGGCGAATCCGCCCTGGGAGTTCTATGGGATGTACGATGACGAACGCTGCTTCTTCTGCGGTCAAGGGAGAGACATCGCTGAGGATCCTGACGGCGGCCATCAAATCGGCTGCATTTGGCTGACTGCCCAGCAGATCCAAGCCGAGCGATCGAAGCGATGGCGGTTATGCCGACATTCCTAGAACGCTTACGTGATATGTGGGAAGACGCCACCTTAGGCGGTGATCTCGCGGCGACGGCGTTCGTGCTCCTCGCACTTGTGATCGGTTTGGGGTTGCTGGTCGCCTATAACGGACTCGCCCGTGCGGCGTGGCGCTTGTGGTTGGGCCTGTGAGTGATCCGATCGTCTTCCTCGCCCAATTAGCCGATGGCCGGACCTGCCTCGGCTCCGATCGAGATGGCGAAGCAAGACTGACGCTCCTCCTCTCACGACAGGATGCCGCTAAACTATTGGAACGACTCGATGAATATGAAGGTGGCTTCTACGTCACGCTGGTCCCAGAAGACGCGGTAAAGAAACCCAAGGGTCGGAAGAGGGCCGCATCGGACAGAGAATCCGAGAGAGACCGGTAATGGCACGAAATGTGGCGAACTTGAAACGTGGCGGGTCTCCGGGGCGAACTCCTGGGGTGCCGAACAAGGCGACGCAGGTCATTCGTGAGGCGGCGAGAACCTTCGTCGAGGATGCGGCTGGCCAGAAGAAGATGCTCGAGCAATATCGCCGCGGCAGGCTCCATCCCGCTATCGTGACGATGCTCCACCACTACGCCTACGGCAAGCCCAAAGAGACGATCGACATTAACACGCCGATGCGGGCGCTGGTGGTCGATCTCCTGTTGCCAGGCGAAGGGCGGAAGGGTGACGGCGACGACCAGTGAGCCGCCTGTTCGGCTCGCGCTGCATTCGGGGCAGGCGCAGGTCTATCAATCGCCGGCACGGTTCCGTGTGCTGGTGGCTGGGCGTCGCTGGGGGAAGACCCACAAGGCCCGCACCGGCATCGTCGCCCGGGCGCTGAAGATGGGTGCGGGGCGCTACTGGTACATCGCGCCGACCCTGAAGTCCGCCAAGGACATCTTCTGGGAGGACCTGAAGGCCGCGATCGACCCGTCGTGGCTCGCGGGGAAGCCGAACGAATCCGAGTTGTTTGTGAGATTGCGGGGTGGGCAGGAGATTCGCCTCCACGGGGCGGAGGATCCCGATTCGTTACGCGGCCGTGCGCTGAGGTATGTGGTGCTGGACGAGTATGCCGACATGAAGCCGCAGACGTGGACCGAGGCGATCCGGCCGGCACTCGCGGACTGGAAGGCGCCCGCCCTGTTCATCGGCACGCCCAAGAGCTTCAATCACTTCTACGATCTGTTCCAGCGAGGACAGAGTCCAGATCCGAAGTGGGCGAACTGGGCAGCATGGCAATTCCGGAGCATCGACAATCCGACCCTGGACCCTGCGGAAATCGAGGAGGCACGACAGACCACCGACCCGCGGACGTTCCGGCAGGAGTGGGAGGCAAGCTTCGAGGCAATCTCAGGCCGCGCCTACTATGCGTTCTCCCGACAACTCGACGTACGCCCCGTCCAGCTCACCAGCGGGCTCCCTGTAGCCGTCAGCTTCGACTTCAACATCAACCCTGCCACGGCGACGATCGGCCAATCCGCAGGCGGCGAGACGCGCTTCTGGCGGGAAGTGTGGGTCTCCCATGCCGGCGGTGAAGCGACACGCGCGGCAGCGGTGGCGGTGAAGCAGAAACTGCGGGAGGCGAACTGGACGGGCCAGATACGCGTCTACGGCGACCCGTCCGGCAAATCTGCCAAGACGACCGGTCCCAGCGACCATGCCATCCTGCGCGAGCTCTTCCCGGGCGCGACGTGGTGCATTCCACATGCGGCCCCGCATGTCCGTGATCGGGTGGCAGCGGTCAATGCGCGCTGCGAAACGATGGACGGCAAGCGCCATCTGGTCGTGGATCCGACGTGCGTGCATCTCATTGCCGATCTCGAGCAGGTCATCTTCAAAGACAACGGCGATCTCGACAAAACCACGAACGCCATGCTGACCCATATATCAGACGCTGGTGGGTACTGGGTCCATCAGGAATGGCCGGTTCAGAAGCCACGCGTCTCAACAGGGGCGGTGTGGATGGAGCATCTCTTATGACGGACATGAAGTTTCAGCCCATCTACCCGCCGTGTCCGAAGACTGGCGAGGATTGTCCAGATCCGGTGCGGTGCGCTGAAGACGGAGAGTGCTATCGCCACTCAATGGAGCGGATGGCTCAGTCTCTCAAGGAGATGGGCGACCAGCAAGAGCGTCAGGAACAGCAGCAGGAAGCGAATGGCATTCTGACTCCCGTGCTTCAGGCTGTATGGTCAGACGAGGACCCTCCCATTCCTGGGCCGCCCCTAAGCATACGAGTAGGTAAAGGCAAGAGCTACCCAGCCCAGCTTATAGTCGAAACTCACGAGTGCGGCCACGTATCAATGTGGAATTGCGTGCCGGCTCAATGGACCAAAGAAGATGCCGTTGCGATGTGGAGTCGGCGCATCTATAGGTTCTGCCACGAGTGTAGTTCTGATAAGGGCCAGCGCGGGCTGCTTTAGGAAGCTATGTAATTCGGTGGAATACGGCGATACGTTTCACGTGGAGTGCAGAGCTAGCGTTTAAAGGAGGCGTGAGTCATGAGTCGAGACGGCTACCGCGACGGCTATCGCGCCTGCTTCGTCGGCGTACGCATGCACTATCGAGAGTGGGAGCAGCTCTCCCAGGTGGCAGAACGCGATGAGATGACGCTGAGCGACGTGATTCGCGAAGCCTTGCGTCTCCATCTTGCGGCGCGTTTAACGTCCATTCCGGGGCATGCGTCTACGCTGAAAGCAGAGTTACGCATGCGTGGCTGATCTACCGATCACTGTGGCCGCCGGGGACCAGGCCACCCTAGGTCCGACACATCCGTTGTATTCCATCTGGGCACCGGTCTGGCGGGCGCTCGCCCACGTGTACGAAGGCTCGGGTGGCTTCCTCGATGGCGGGTATCTCATCCCGCATCCGCGCGAGTGGGAAGATCACTCGATCGCTCTCTACGGACCGAACCCAGACAACCCGACCACCCCGAAGATCACTGGCTATACCGCGAATCCAAATCCCACACGGCCCACGGCCAAGCTGCGCGAACGTCGTCGCATCGCCCGCTACGAGAACGTGGCCTCGACGATTGTGGACCAGAAGGTCGCCGCGTTGTTCCGTCAGCCCCCCGTGCGCAAGGTCAAGGGCGGGGGTGAACATGCGTGGCTCGACTGGTGCGAGAACGTGGACGGGGACGGGCTGGCGCTGACCGACTACCTGCATGATGCGGCGACGATTGCGATGGTCTTCGGGCATACGCCGATCGTGCTCGATAAGCCGCAGATGGAGACGGCTCCGCGAACCCAAGCGGATGTCCTACTGAATCAGCCGTATCTGCGCACCTACACCCCGCTCGATATGCCGGACTGGATCACCACGGACACCGGCTGCCTGACGCAGGTCAAGCTGATCGAATACGTGGGACGCACGGATCTGCGCACGAGCGGCGAGTCTGGGCAGACCCAGCGAGTACGGTACCTCACCGAGACGGACTGGACGGTGATCGATGAGTCGAAGACACCCTCCGGCAAGCTGCGGCAGAAGGGCGTCAGTACCGGGCTCCATGGCATGGGCAAGTTGCCCGTCGTCATGCTGTACGCGAACAAGCGCGCGTTGATTCGGGTGATCGGCAAGTCGGTGCTGTTCGACCCGCAGCTATTCATCGATCACTACAACCTGACCAGCGAACTGCGGGAGTTGTTCCGCAAGCAGGCGTTTTCCATCCTGAATGTCCCGTTAGGCACGGGCGATCAGGCGATGGATGTCGAGAAGGCCAAGGAACTGCTGGGCGCGGTGGTGGGCACGGCCAATGTGCTGTTCTCGGGCTCGGCCATCAGCTACGTCAGCCCCGATCAGGGGAACGTCACCAGCTATCAGACCGAGATCGCGCGGCTCCTGCGGACCATCTTCCGGCTAGCCGGGGTTCCGTGGGAATCCGATACGCGCGATGCGGAATCCGAAGGCTCGATGAAACTGAAGCGCGAGGACATGAACCAACTCCTAGCGGCATACGCGGACAAGCTGGAACGCGCTGAGTATCAGATCATGGAGCTGTGGTTCCGGGCCATGTATGGCGAGGCGAACTGGGAACGCGAACGGGATAACGCCGAACCGTCCATCGTCTATACCCGCACGTTCGATGTGACGCCCTTCGCCGACATGCTCGAGCAGGCCCAGGCCGCACTGGCCTTACCGTTGGGGCAGTCCAAGACGTTCCTGTTTGAACTCGCGCTGAGCCTGCTGTCGAAGTTCCTGCCGAATCTGGATGATACGCAATTGAGCGCGATCACCAAGGAACTGATGGCCCTGCCCGATCCACAACAGGAACGCGCGGCACGGTTGCAGCAGTTGACCACCGCCTTTGCCAAGACGCCCAAGGCTGGCGCACAGGCGGCGGCGCAGCAGGAAGAGGGTATCCCGCCGGCAGCGGCTCCGGTGGCTGGGCAGAAGGCGGCCTAATGGGGTCAACCTTTGACGAAGTCATTACCGAAGCGCGTTGCGGCGCCTGCGTCTATGGGAGGCGAGATGGTATGGGGTATTGGAGGTGTCACCGTTTTCCACCAGTCCTGATTAGGGACAATGCCGGCTTACCATCGGCTGAACGACCAGCGATGTCTGAGGATGATTGGTGCGGTGAGTTTGTGAAGGCCAAGGCGGACGCATGACTGCGCGCAATCTGACGAAGCTCCACCCGAACGCGAGATACATCTCACTGGACGTCCTCGCGCCGATCGGGACGCTCATCCAGAACGAGCGCACGGGCGAGATGATGCAGGTAGCTGACGATCGCGTGTTATTGGAAGACGGCAAGCTGTGGATGCCAGTCATTCGCGCGTTCGATGGCGGATGCGCCTCATGGTGTGATGAGGGCGATCCATTCTTTGTGAAAACAGGAGTGGCATGAGCAGCGAGATCCCGCGATTTATCGTGGTGCATGGCGTATGTGGATGAACTCGAACCAGCCCTACATGCATGAACGAGCGCCCATGCGTGTGGCGGGCGTGATCGGGCTGTTTGCTCTTGTCGTCCTAGTTGCGTGGGTTGTGTTGGCCGCGCTATCGCAATGAGCGAACTCCACGAAGTCTGGAAATATCCCCACGGTGATCCCGGGATCGTGCTGTTCACCCGCGCGCTAGAACAGTGGCACTTCGACATCCCCGATGGGGCGCGCGTGCTCGAATTGGGCTGCTGTGAATCCGACTGGGCGAAGTGGCTGAAGGAAGCGCGTCCGAATGTCCACATCACCGGCGTGGATGCGCGCGATTGTGGCGAGTTCCAGGGGAATACGTTCATCGCGACGGATGCGAGCGAAATCGTGTGGCCGGAGAACACGTTCGACGCCATCGTGGCTATCGGCAGTATCGAGCACTTCGGGCTGGGCTGGTATGGCGATCCGAGAGGCGCTCTCAAGGATTACGAAGCCTTGCATCAGGCCATCTCTGGGCTGAAGGTGGGCGGGCTAGTCTACTTCGATGTGCCCTACACACCCTCGGCCATGACGCAGACCGAGCACTATCGCGTCTACGACGATGCGGGCCTCGCCTCACGGCTGATGGATGATCGCTGCGTGCTCCGCGCACAGGGGTATGCCCCGAATGAGCGCGAGTCGGAGTTCTCGCCGGTGCGGCCTTTGGTGCCGATGTCGCCGTTCTACTTTACGAGTCGGTGGTTGACGAAGGTGGGCTGATGCACACGATCGACATCCGTCCTTCGCATGTGGTCATCCATGGCATTGTGTGTCGTATCGCGATCGATCCTCGCATAGGTCGGCATGTCGCGCTACTGTGGCCGGGAGAGCAGTGGCTGCCTAGAGATTCTAGTTTGCCCACGCCGGCCGATGAGCACCAGCACGTTCTGGTCGCGGCTGACCGCACCGCAGCCATGGTGGCTGCCGCGATGATGATGGCGGACCCGTCATTGCGTGATCGGTTGACGAAGGTGAGCGCATGACGCAGCCACGCGGTCAGCTCGCGTGCTTTAGGATCTACCCGGAGGCCGGATCTGGGTTGTTCTACCGCGTGCGTGTGTTCCAGTCGGAACGGACATTGCGTCATTATCTCAAGTCCGGCCCGGTGGCGCGCACGCTTGGGCACTATGGCCGAGCGATGTGCTCCAACTGGCTGCGCATCAGGATTGACGAGAGCGGCCGACAGCGTCTCCAGCCAGACATGGGCGAGATCCTGTTGACGGTGCGCAATCTGGGCACGGAAGTCATCACGCACGAATGCACGCATGCGGCGCTGAACTGGTCGCAACGTGTCGGATTCGATCCCTTCGACTCCAAACAGAAGCGTGGCCGGCTGGTCTCGGCCTCAGTAGGTGAAGAGCGCTTCTGTTATGGGCTCGGCCAGATGGCGCGACAGATCGCCGTGCAGGGCTACAAGCGGGGGCTAATCCAGGATGCCTGACGTCCCGCGTCTCCTCGCCGCAGCCAATCAAGTGGCCAAGACCGCAGATAGCCTCTCGGCCTCCTTCGCGAAGGAACTGTCCCGCGTCCAGCGTGACCTTGAACGGCAACTGCTACGGTTGGTGACCGACGTCCAGGGTGGCTCACGCACGGCCATTGCCTTGGCCGCCAGAGGCATCAAGCTGCGCAAGCAGATCCGAGGCGTGCTGACAGATGCCGGCTATGACGATCTCGCGGACACAGCCACGGTGGGCGCCTTGGAGCGCATGACGGAGGCGATGGCGCATCTGCGGGTGGCGCAGCAAGTGTCGGCCTTCACCAGCAGTGACCTGACGCGCATCGAGGCGTTGAAGGAGCTGGCCCGTATGGACGTGCTAGCCAAGGGCGATGAGATCGGGATTGCTGTGTGGCGGTCAGTGCTGCAAGGACTCTACAGCCAGCGAAAGCCGATCGACATCATCGAGGATCTCGCCGATGCGCTCGATAAGGACATGGCGGAGGCCGCCACCCTGTACGACACAGGGACGTCTGTTTTCGGCCGGCAGGTAGAAGCGATGAAAGCCGGCGATGATCCGGAGAACCTGTATTTGTATGCTGGACCCGTCGACGCGCGTCTCCGGCCATTCTGTAAACAGCACGTCGGAAAGGTCTACAATCGTGCTGAAATAGACAAGATGGACAACGGCCAATTACCGAACGTCTTTCTGACTGCGGGCGGGTACGCGTGTCGCCATTCTCTCATCGCCATCTCGAAGTTCAGCGAATTGACCGACCTGCACGATACTGATGAACGTGTCCCAGAGATCGCGGATCAATTGAAGCGCGTGCAGCAAGTCACGCAGAAGGCAGCCTGATGGTAAAGGTCGAGAATTCGATGACGGTCAGCTACAAGACCGTTGTCACGTCGGATCATGACGAGATGTCTATTTCGGTCACGGAGTCCGGCCATATACACATATCCGTGGGCAAGTTCATGTTGATTGATCCTGATGGCGTCCGTGCTGTAATTGAAGCGCTTCAGGAGGCCATTTCGTACGCGGAAAGGCGCCGGTCGCAGGGGCCTCCCAGGATTATTGGTTAATCGAATGCCAGTCACAGTGCTGCGTTCATTTGCCCCCCTCACTGAACTCCAGTTCTCGAATCGCGAAATGATGCGCGAGATTGGCTTGTTGGCGCGTGAACTGATCATCCGCCGCACGACATCCGGTCAGGATGCGACAGGCGCCTCATTTGCTCCCTACTCCGCGAAATATGCAGAACGCAAGGCCAAGGAACTCGGCAGCGCGGATCCGGTCAACCTAACGGTCAGCGGTGGGATGTTGCGGAATCTGCAGATCGTGGACGTGACTGAGAACAGCGTGACTTTGGGCTGGAACAGCTAGACATGGATACCGTCTACGTCGTGTTCGGGACAACTGGCGAGTATTCAGACAATCAGCAATGGCCTGTCCGAGCGTTTGCTGATGCCGCTGAAGCAGAGTCATTTCGCGATCGTCTGAACGCATATGCTGCCAATGTTCCAAAGGCGTGCGGATACGATGTGTGGCGCGAATACGCCGCCCGTAATCCAGATGACCCTGCCATGCAGATCGACTACACAGGTACCGAGTACGGCATCGATACCGTACCGTTCGGTCCGGCTGTAGTTCTGGCTGGACAGAATGGCTAAGAAGGCGGCGGTATCGACGCGTGCTAAGCGCGGTAAAGGCCCGACCCTCATCCAGCAATCCCGTCGTGTCCCTGACGAACAGAAAGCGCTGTATCACCAGGTCTTAGGCGCCGGCCGAAGTCGTGTTAAACGTCCATTCCTGGGCTTGACGCAAAATGACATCGACACGATCCGTCAACGTGTATCTGATGGCGTGCAAAAGACCGTGAAGGACAGTACGCGGTCCTAAGTTCCCAGCCAGCCTGTATGCACCGACATTCTTTCGCGCCGTTGTGGTCCTCGCGCCGATCGCATCTCTTCGGGCTGATCATGGCTCCGCTCTACGATGGAGCCGGGGACGGTGGCGCAGCCGGGCAGGGTGGTAACGGTGGCGCGGCTGGCGCTGGTGCAACCGGTGCGGCTGGTGATGGCGCGGCTGGCGCTGGTGCTGGGGCGTCGGACGAGAAGGACCTCGAAAAGGTCATCCAGGGTCGGATCGGCGCAGCGTTGAAGTCGGCGAAGAAGGCGTGGCTCGCAGAGAATCCCGCGATGTCCGCCGAGGAACGCGCCGAACTCGAAACGGCCCGCAAGGAACGCGAGGACCTAAAGCGTAAGGACCTCGAGGCCAAGGGCCAGTACGAAGCGGCCCTCAAGGCGCAGGAAGATTCACTCAAGAAGAAGTACGACCCCGAGATCGCGACACGTGAAGAGCGGATCAACAGCCTGACCGGACGGTTGCGCATCGAGATCGTCACGAACAAGCTCCTCGCCGCCGCAGCGGCAGGCAATGCGTACAACGCCGAACAGGTGGTCGGCCTGCTCGAACGCCAGATCACCCTGGATGAAGAGTGGAATCCGGTGGTGGTCGAGAAAGACGGCAAGACGC